CTACGGCAATCAGCAGTATCCGAACGTTACCTTTGTATCCTGCCTGATTACTGACCTGCTCTCCGGTGGCATGGTGCTAAGAAAAGCCGCATGGGTGAAGCCGCAGCCGGAGCCGGAACCCGAACCACAACCGGAACCGGAAGAATAATGTACGATAGGAGGACTAACCCATGATCTGGAAAATGAGTCCTGTTGAGAACAAGATAGCACGGGCTGAAAAAAGCATGGCTATTATTGCTGACGGTAACACCCATGTCGCCATTGCGGATGGACAAGCGGTCTTTGTGAAGAACCACAGCACGCTTGCCCCCGGCCTGTACTGGGCGAAGGCTGCAATTGCTGCGAATGGTGCCCTGTCTACATCCAATTTGGATGCGGATACCGTCGGCGGACTGAATAAACTTCAGAATAATTATTCGTCCCTGAGTAATAAGGTCGGCAACGTTGGGAACACGGATCTGCAAACCCAGGTAAACACGTTAAGCAGCAAGTATGGGAACTTCGGTACGACTTCAAATCCCGTCACCAATCTGAATGATCTGCCAATGTTTGGGTGTGGCTTTGTGGTATTAGCCGATTCAATATCTCCGACAGAAAGTGTTGCAAGTTTTTCGTTTACAAAACAGGGAGCAGAAGGTTCAAATCGTTATACTGTAACAGTTACCAGAATAACTTCTTCCGGCGGTGGAGATACATATGTGGGTTATGTATACAACGGAACATTTCAAGGTTGGCAACAGCTTGCGCTGAAGAGCGATGTTGATAATGTTCTTGTTTATACAGAAATGACACCACTGGTTCAAGATTCTATCGACGAGTCAGGTGATGATGGACAGTATAGTCCTGGTGATATCCGTATACCGGGTGGATACAAAAAATATATGCTTAAGATTGGCGTACAAGGAGAAACATATGCTACGGGTGTTTATGATGATTATGTTATTCGTCTTCTTACTTCTGGCCAAACTATACGGATTTCAGCTTATTTTAACGAAAACAACTATGGTACGGCGGAAATAAGTCACAATGCAATCAGAATATGGGCAAAGGTGAAAACGATACCGTTTGACTATAATTTGTATGGTATCAACTAATTACTATTTATGGACTGTAGATATAACAATAGACAAAAATACGCGGTCCGTGCTTCTCTCTTAATTATATTCCGGTATCTCCCATTGCCGGACTATAAATATAAAAAGGAATAAGGCAGATGTTAATCATCTGAAAGGTATTATATTATGACAGCAAAAGTGTACGCAAACAGTGGCTCTACTGTTAACATGCGAACAAATCCAGATTTAAAATCCAAAGTTGTTGTTCAAGTTCCTATTGGCTCTGTTGTTGAAGTTATAAACAAAGGAGTTGAATGGTCTGAGATTAAATGCAATAACTCTACTGGATATATGATGATGAAGTATCTTCGTTTCAACAAAGAAACTGAAGACTACATTACGGTAAGCCGTGCAAAGCTCGAACAAATCTATAAAGAAATCGGAGAACTTTTAATCGGTCAATAAACAACTGCCAAACTGATAAGTTCACGGGATTAGCGGCGTTGTATAGAAAGGACGGTGCTCCCTGTGAGCGAATTTTTTAAGCCAGCCGCACAATGGCTTCAACAGAATGTTCCGCTGACAATCATTATTGTGCTGCTGGTATTATCTATCTTTTTTAAAATACCCAAGAAGGAAGTTAATGTTCTAGGATGGTTTGTAGGCTGGATTGGAAAAACTTTTACACGGACATTAAGAGATGATATCAAACAGATAAAAGAAGATTTCAATCAACAAGTTCAAGACCTTCGTAATGACCTTGATAATTTTGAAACAAAGACAAATGCCAATATTGAAGCGCTTCAAAATGGTACAAATGCCAACTGCTCGATGCTGAAGATAAGACTTGACGCAATGGAAAAGTCAAATGATATGCAAACCGTTCGTCAGATAAAAGCTCATGTTCTGGACTTTGCAAACTCATGCTTAAACAATCGTAATCATACGAAGCAGGACTTCGAGAATATTATCAAGGAAAATGAAGATTACGAAGAACTGGTTGAAAAGTATGGCTTGAAGAACGATGTTTATGCTGAAGACTTTAAGTATATCATGAAAGTTTATCATGAATGTCAGGATAAACACAGCTTCTTAAAAGGCGAAGACTAAGGCGGTGAGTCTATGAGCAGTAAGCGTATGGACCCTCGCAAGCAGTTTTCAAAAAAATTGGCTGCCAGAACCGAATGGTTTTGGTTTTTTTATATGGTTCTTATGGTTGCTTTACTTGCTTTTAGACCCGAAATCGGCGTCATCTCTGTTTACCTGTCTCTTATTGCTACTATTGTTATGGTAGTAAGCGTTCTTGCTTATACCAAGAACTCTCTTTATGAAAAGGGACTTTGGGCTGCCAATGATATGGCTAAGCTTAAATTCAAATGGAAGCATCAAGGGACAGAGATTGTAACAGCAGACAGCATAGTAGAAGTAGAGGAACCTGACGGAGAACCAGAAGACGAACCTGAGAAAGAGGACGGTGAGTCGAATGGTTGACAAGGTTATTCAGCAATTTCTAAATGAAGTACAGGTTATAAAGAATCTAAATCCTAAACGTCGTGAACCCGGAGACGGGTCAGACGGATATTGCGATTGTATTGGCTTGGTAATAGGCGCTGTGCGAAGAATGGGACTCAAATGGACTGGCATTCACGGCTCCAATTGGGCTGCCAGAAAAGAGTTTGTTAATCTGCAAAAGATTAATTCCATAAACGACCTTAAGCTTGGAGATGTTGTTCTAAAAGCGTGTGACCAATCAACTAAAAGATGGGCTCTGCCATCCAGATATAAACCTGACGGCAAGTATTACAATGGCGATATGCTGGATTATTATCATGCTGGCGTTGTTACCCAGCTCAATCCTTTAAACATTACGCATATGAGTTCAAAAATGACCGTAGATACCAAACTTGGTAAGTGGAGCCATCATGGATTATTGGCAATCCTGAAGAGAGCCGGAGCAAGACAGGACGACCCATCTCCGGTTCCAATGCCTGCGCCGGGTCCATCTACAGGTGACCAGGCTTACGTTGTTGCAGAATCTGGCGGTACGGTTAATATGCGTAGAACACCCGCCTTGAAAGGCGGTTTAATTATGCGAATACCGCTTATGACTATTGTCAATATTATTCAGCCCGGTGAAAAGTGGTGTAAGATTAACTACCAGAATAAAACCGGCTATATGATGGCTGAATTCTTAGACATTATAGGAGACGGAAAAGGAAAATATTAAGGAGATAAAAGCTATGGAATTCATTGCTAACAATTGGTACATTATTCTTGCAGCGGTTGCTGGTGTTGCTGTTATTATCTATCTCATCTGCAAGTTCTTTAAACTTCCTCGTGAGGCACAGATTGCTAAGGTTAAAGAATGGCTTTTACTTGCTGTCACGCAAGCTGAAAGAGAACTTGGCAGCGGCACAGGCCAACTGAAGCTGCGCTACGTGTACGACATGTTTGTTACGAAGTTCCCTTATCTTGTCCAGTTCGTTTCGTTTGAAACTTTCAGCGAATGGGTAGATAATGTTCTGGAGAAATTCAAGGAAATGTTTAAAACAAATACGGCTGTCAAACAGTATGTCGAAGCCGGCGAAGTTCAGCATAAGTCTGAAATCTAAAAAAGAAGGGTTAGGCTCATTTGTCATTGCGACGTTTGAGTCTAACCCTTTTTTATTTCAGTCCTAGTTCTCTGCGAACTTCCTGCAGTTCTTCTGCGCTGGCGTTGCTTTTATGATTGTTCCAATTGCGGATCGCTCCGTTTATTGTATTGGCACGTTTCTCGCACCAATGGCACACCCAACACTCCAGCCAGTAACGGTTGAATGTTCTGTTACAGGATCTGTTCAGATGGATCTTCGAGCTGAAGCATACAGGACAAAGTTCTTTTACGTTTTCTTTTCTTTTATCCCATTTCTCTTGTATTCTGTCTTTCATTGTCTTCATTTATGACGAAAGTATCGTCTTCGTGTTCGTCGATGTCTACCCAGCACATTTCATGTCCGAGAGAACACATAGCATATGATGCGTAAATGCATCCAGTACAACTTTGTCTGGTACAGTACGTCATATCTTGTACTCACCAGACTCAAGCTTATCGGCCGCATGTGTTGCGTACCAGATAGCTTTGCGGATATCCTGTACTGTCGTACCTTTAAGCTTACACCTTGTCAGATATTTAATAGCGTTAGCCAGGCAGAAGTCCAGTCCATATCCGCAGGAATCAATAAAGTCAATACACTCTATTGTTCCTGACGTATAATGCGACGGATGTTCTACTGGATCGTTTTCTGGCTTTGCTACTTTTATACATTCATCTTCTAGAAGAGTAGACATTGTTGTTCCTTCAATCATAATATATACCTACTTTTTTTATTTCTATCTTTGTTGCAGCTTCATCGGCGGCTTCTAGGGCCGCCTCTTCGCTGCAACTTTTATTTATTCCATTTACATTCTGGAAGTGGTCATTTAATATTTGTATTACTTCAAGTTTTCTTTTTCTGACTTATTCCCTGAAAAGTTCTGTGTGTTTATAAATTCTGTATATTTGACATTCTGTTAAGGTTGATGCATACACTACATGCCAAATATTGCATAAATAAAGCCACCGATAATAGCCATAACCACGCCAATAATTATTACAGTTACAACGTATGTTCCGATTATAGCTCCAATGGCAAGAATCCATTCCCATGCGTCTTTTAATTTACTCATTTGCCAGCACCATATTTGAGTAATGTGTCAGATATACTTTTCCTTTATTATCTACAACCTGAATTTCATCACCATTATCAAAGTCTCTCCAAGACTTAATGCTAATCTTTGTCCATTCTCCTCCTAAATTAATGTACGCAACATTAAACGTTTGATGGGAGTCGAATCCTACTTGCCTGTTGCCACAAGAGCTCAAGACGACTACACAAATAATGAGTGCCACTAGCAAAAGAATGTATTTTATGCGCATTGTTTACCTCCTAGTTGTTGTTTTCGGTTCAAACAAACGATATTCGCCTCTTTTACCGCACCAATATTCTTCAACATATTTTCCAGAACTGTCAGTTTTGACGAACGACATATTGGCTTTATCAGTCGCCGTGTGTGTACCCCAGTTGTTTATCGCAGCTTTGGCACAGTCACTGTATTTCTCGCACGTTGTTGACATGCACACTGTCATTTAACTTCCTTCTTTCTTTTTTCGCTGCTATCTTTTTATTTTCCTTGTTTGACTTGGCTTTGTGTTTGAAATCAGGAAAATGTCCACGCACATCAAGTTTCTTAAAATATGATTTCAGTCCCATAAACAACTCTTTAAGCCAACTTCTATCCACTGTTGTTTTCTTACTTGTTTATTTCAAATGGATAATAATTTCGTTGTCCACACTTTTCACAGACTTCTTTATGGTTGTTTGTTTCAATGCCATAAACATGCATTGTTCCATTGCAATTTGGGCAAGCCCATACTGAATCACCTCCGGGTGTTGCGTATCCATGTACTTGCTTCCATGTATGTTCTTCCATATAAAGAGGACAGGTTTCTGTTTCCCTAAATAAAGACATAGAAAACAGCCCGTCCTTTTGCAGACGATTTGCTATGTTGCGCTCGCACTCTGTGTTATGGCACTCGTTTCCGCACCAAGTAATATCATCGTGAAACCATTCATAGAGTTTACTCATTCTTTTTTTCTCCATTCTATTTTAGGAAGAGGTTCCCCGCCAAATGCTATAGGCTGGTCTGCGTCTATGCCAACGCTATTCGGTCGTTCTACATCATGAATTGCTTTACGAATAACCTGATGTATGTTGTATAGCCTATACCATTCGGAATCTTTCCATTCATTATCTTGTTTGTCACTGTACAATGCATCAAAAGCCAGCTTCAGATATGGATTAGCTAAATTCCTTTTTTCGCAGAAACGATTGTCGCCTATATCGACTAATGCAAATGGGATTTCCTTGTACTGATTTATTTTAAGTCTCATCAGCAAATCTACAGCCTTATTTATTTCTTTAATTTGGTCTGGATTTAAAGTTAAGATATATTCAGTCATTGCTCTTCTCCAATAACTCTTTCATAAATCTTAAATTCAAGATGATTCTGTTGATATCGTGAATCATTTGCATGTCTTCGAAAGATACATCTACATTGATTTCACGGATTTGTTTTATTAGTTCAATCATTTTTTGCATTACTTCCGTAGTTTATTTTTGCTCCGCATTGATTGCAATATCTTGGTCGATAGCCAGTCACATTTGTCGTGAATAGGCTATAGAGATATGTATCGCATTCTCCACAGGAAAAGTAAATGTCTTTCGACGTTTGAACTATGCCAGCCGGAACTTCAGGTCTTGCTTCGTTTACGCACTCTAAAGTTTCTTCTATATTATCTATGTAAAGCAACGCAGACTTGTCTTTAGAATTTCTTGCTTTATCCACAGCCAGAACAAGTCTTGCTTTAATTACTTCTATTTCTTTTTTTGTCATTCAAACTACTCCTAAAAGGATGCCCCAGCCGTAAGGTACGGCCGGGGCTTATATATCAACCGACAATAATGTTATAAATTACTTATTGATAGCGTCTTTCAGAGCTTTCCCGACTTTGAAGGCAGGAACTCTCTTCGCGCCAACGGTCAGAGTCTCACCAGTTTGAGGATTGCGTGCTTCGCGAGCACCACGTTCGCGGGTTTCAAATGTACCGAATCCAATCAGCTGAACTTTGTCGCCTTCAGCCAGAGCATCGGATACGGTCTCAACAAAAGCGTTAACAAAGTTTTCAGCTGTTTTCTTTGGCAGTTCAGTCTTTGTCATAATGTTTTCCACGAGTTGTTGCTTATTCATGTATATACTCTCCTTATATTGTTGTTTATTGTCGGTTAACATCGTTATTGAACTGGACCATCTTGTTTAGACAAGTACATTTGTATTGCGTCTTGTACTACATCGCGCTCATTCATTGGACACCAGCTTGGTCTTTTCTCTAAGAGATTAAGATTCGGTTGATGTGCTACATATGCTGGTGCCATTGAACAAGTAAGATACTCTTCTATTTCTTGGTCGTCAATGCCGCATGGACATTCTGTACACTTTGCCGGTTTTGCCATTATGCCATCATGACAGAATTGAATATAAATTTCTGCACGAGCTCTTGAGAGTGCTAATTCTTCCAGTTCTTTTTGAGAAATTCCAAGATTGTTCTCTTCGTTCTTTTGAATATAAAACTCAAGAATTTCCTTGTATGTATCCATTACTGGTTTAGAATTTAAAAACTCTTCTTTAGATATCATCATTCTTCTTCATCCTTTTCTGGTGGATCGCATTCCGTAATAAATTCATCATCAGTAGGTAAGTCATCAAGACTGTATTCTTTCTTTAGTTTGACGCCATGCATTAACCCGCCATATGCATGGCTATACCAACCGTCTTCTTTGTCGGCAAGAAAGTAGAATCTATCCTCCGGCGTTAATGGAATCAGATTGTATCCTTTATAAACTTCAAATGTTCCTTTGTCTATATCAATAACATAGCACCATTCACAGTCACTGTTGGCTGCAAAGTCTAGAGAGTTCTGAAGCCGTCTTGTTGTTGTCTTGTCGTTCTGTATCATTTCCAGAATCTTAGCTCCTGTGTCCCTGCTGAATTCTGGGAAGTCTCTTTTATATACATCCGCCTTGGAGCATTCGATAAATCCATTGGCATCACCGCCATATGAACGGAAAATTTGATTAAGACGTTTTCCATCAACCCAAGATATTTTATTTAGCTGTTTTGTAAATTGAATCCAGTTTACTTTTTCTCTTAGGAATTGGAGTATTGTTATTCCTTGCCCAGCCGGATAACCGTCCCACTGACAATATTGGGCTACTTTGTACTCGCCATCCATGTATACGCAAGTTAAATTTCTAGTTCCCATTTTTCTATATCCTTATTTTTTATTTTCTTGTCTGCATATTCTATTACTACAATAAAGTTTTCTTTGCACCAGTCTTCGTAGTCTGTTCGGCCTATAATAAGGAATTTATTTCTTACTTCTTCCAAAGCTTTTTCAAATTTCTTTTTATACTTTTTTCTTATTCGACAAGTTACGACAATATACTTATCGTTTTTATATACAAATTCACCGCCGAAATGAACTGGTATTTCATTTCTGTAAAACACTGAATCTGCTACATAATCTTGATTATCTACATACAAATATTTAACCCAGAATCTTCCTTCAAATCCAATGTAATTAACTCCAGTCGTTATTTTCATTTATTACCAACTCCTTTATATCTATTGCCTCAGCCATAGTTTTAAGAAGTTGTATAATGTTTGACTGACATACGCCGCAGTTCCTTGGCATTGGAATATCAATCTGAATCATTCCCACTTCACCGACCTTCCTTGCGCTCACCGTCAGCGCAGAACCAATCAGGTTTATGAAAAACATTATCGTGATTTACGCATCTTCCTTCATTTGCAAATGCTTGATGATACCATTTGCAATCCTTGCACCGGACAAGTTCCCCTTTTGGTATAATCTTTCCGCTGTTTGTTTCTTCGTATATCCGTTCCATCATCTTCACTCCATTTCCCCGTCAGCGCAGAACCATTCTGCATCAACAAATCTTTCGATGCGTTTGCAAAAAGGAACTCCTTTAGCCGGAGCATTACAGTGTATGCAATCATTGCACCGGACTACCGGAACCGTACCAATGGTTGGGGATATGTCCTCGTCAAGAAAATAATCAATCGTGTCACCGATATCACAGGCACGGCACGGAGCATCACCTATTTCGTAGCAATATTGCATCTTGCCGTTCTTCATTCCTTTGCGTTTGTCACAGTCTTTGCATCTGAACTCTCGCAAATATTTGATCGTTGCATCCGCATCAATCAATCTCATTCCCACTTCACCTTCTGTCCGCACCAAGGGCAATAATGAGTTTCCTCTATGGTGATAGAATGAAACTGACGAGCAAACTTTCCGCACTTTGGGCAATGAGCAACAGGTAACCCGGTGTATGGGTTATCTGTATATGCTATCGGCTTCGGTTCCTGCTCTTTTAGCATGGCAATGGCATCATCCGACCACTGTGCAATATCTTCCAGATGTTTCGCCGTAAAAAACTGCAAATCCTTTTCACGGGCAAATTCTGCCCATGTGTGGATGATCTGCAAATGAGTTATAACGGTTTCCCTGTCCATTCGCTTCACCGACCTCCCCACAAAATAGGTCTGCCACACTCGCGGCAGTATTTGTCAAATTCGTTAGGGTCATGCGGATCGTTATCCTCAAATCCAACATATGAACCACAGTTTCCACACAACCATAGCCAACCCGTTTGTTCGTCTCGCACAGGTTTAACAGCTTCTTGCTCTTTTAGCAAACATATACCTTCCATCATGTTTTGTGCTGTCTGTTTTAGATTCTCAATCTCTTTTTGTTGTTCTTTCAAAAGAAAAAGAGCATCTCGTTGTAACGCTGTATAATCCTTTTTTTGACAACGCTCAATATATGGACAAATAGGCTCTTGTTTATATTGACATGTACAATTTCTCGGTATGCAACACTCTAATCCCATTATAACTTTTTCTTTATCAATCATTTATCTCACCCTATTTCTGACCATCTTGCATGTGAATATCCAACAAAGTTACAAGCCAGACATTCATATTGGTATTGAGCCGGCAGACTTGTAAGAACAATATCTGTTCTACAATATAAATATTTACCGCATTTCGGACATTTAACATCAGTCTTTACCATGTTGGTAAACATTGATTCCGGAGTTGTTCTTTTAGTAAAATCTTCCCATTTCATTATGCATTCTCCTTTAAAGTTTACTAATTTCAAAAGGCGACATATTTGAAATTAATAAACTGTTTGACTGTTAGAGTTCTTTCCTATTATAATTGCGATCTAAGGAGTGTGTCATATGGACAAGAAAGGTAAGCCAAAGTCAAGAGGTAACGGTCAAGGTACAGCCATTCTCGCTAAAAATAAAAAATCCTGGATAGCTATTGTTACTATCGGCAAGAAGATGGTTGACGGTAAGTTTTACACAGTCAGAAAGAAAAAGAGTGGCTTCCCTACCAAGAAAGCCGCGTTGGCTTATTGTTCTGTTTTGTTAGCAGAAGGACACACAGCTAAGAAACCACATTATACGCTTCAGGAAGTTTACGAAATGTGGGAATCGTATTATGAGCCTCGTGTTGGTGCTTCTACAATGGATAACTATAAGTACGCTTATAAACACTTCAAGTCTCTGCACTCCATATACATAGACAGCATCGAGCCAGAAAATCTACAGGAATGCATGGATAAATGTAAGTCTGGTAAACGCACTCACCAGAACATGAAAGTCACAGCTGGACTTATTTGGGCATGGGCTGTAGACCATAAGATTCTAGACAGAGACATTACACGAAACTTATTCATTGGTCATCTGGAATCCACTAAGCGTGAACCGCTCACGAATGAAGAGGTCGAAATGTTTAAGAACGCTATTGGCAAAGAGAAATACGCGGAATATATTTATTGCCTTTGTTACCTCGGATTCCGTCCAGGGGAACTCCTCGAGCTTCATAAAGATGCACTGCGAGAGAAAGTAATAGACGATAAGACTATTTATTATCTCGTTGGCGGGAAGAAGACTGAGGCTGGGCGGAACCGTATTGTTGTTGTGCCGTCACAGATATTAGATATTGTTCTTAGTCGCAAAGAAGTAGAAGGAACTGATCTTCTATTCCCACAATATGTTTATTCTCGGAAGAAACCATATGACTTTGTTGGCTTCAAACAAATGACAGATGAGTATCTTCGAGATTCAGTCTTTAAGAAATTAGCTAAGAAGTTTGGTATTGACGGCAAGAAAGTTCCATATTGTGCGCGGCATACTTATGCTGATAAACTTGATAAGGCAGCTGGGTCAGATAAGAGCAAAGCTAAACTTATCGGCCACCGTGAATATCAATTTACGAAGGATAAGTATCAGTCAACAGACATTGCTGATCTTAACGAGGTTGCTGAAAGTCTTGAATAAAATTTTGAGGTTGTTTATATTCAATTGTTTTAACAAAAGAATATACTTCTTCCATCGACTTAAAATGAATTATAAAATCAACGCCATTGGACACTTCTTTTATCTCGCATGGAGAGCCTCTCCATTTTGCAATATATCCGTTTGGTATAATATCGGTTGCTTTCATTTTTATTTATCTCCTATTTTTTCTAAGGGATACCACCATGCACGTTCTTTATTGCATTTATCTATTTCGATATATAAATTTCGTAAGCCCCGTTACGGGGCGTCATCGCTGACTCGAAGGTGAATATGGATGTCCATCAGAAGCATCTTGAACAAGTTTCAACAGTGAGCTCAGAGTGATCACCTTCTTTCTGTATTGTTATGTTATTATCATATATATATCTGTTTAGATGATATTATAAATTTTAATGTGGTTACTAAGAGTTTAGAGTAGAATTATATAATTTTGTTGCATTATAATTTTGAATAGCTTGTTCTCTTTTTGTTACGGCTTCTTCTATTGTGTCAAATGTGCCTACGTAATGTTGTTTTCCGTCTGCGTTAAAATTTGCCCAGAATCTATTTCCTGTAACATAAACACCTTTTATTTTTGTTCGTGTGTTTCTTTTATATTTCCGTATTAATGATTCACTATTGGATTCTAATTCTTCTTGTTTTTTCTTTCTTGCTGCAATAGCATCTTCTTTTGTGTCGAATGTTCCAACTGTGTATCGTTTTCCAAATCTGGCAATTTTTGCTCTCCATTTTCCTCTATCAAAATATACGCCTTCTGCACCGTTGTTTGCTCTGTTGACAATCCTATCAACAATTCGTAAATTGCTTTTTCTATTGTCAAGTTTATCTCGATTAATATGATCTACTTCTTTTTTACCGTAATAATTTAAAATAAAACGATGCAATTTTCCGATTTGTGAACTTCTGTTTTTAACGTATCCATTTTTACTAGAAAGAGCCCATCCATATTTACTACATTTTTCGACGTCATCTAAATCTATAATTGCTCTTGCGATTTCTTCTCCTGTAATATTTCGAAGTATTATTTCTGCGTGTGTATTATAAATAATAATATCGTTTTTTCTTCTTGCCATATTTATTCACTCCTGTTAATATATCGCAAGAAGAAAATCTTCTCGCATATTTTAAATTTTAAACAGAATTGTTTCTATTGTTCCACGACTGTTCTCTAAATTGCTGCAGTCCTTGTATATCAACGATTTCTTTTTGAATGGGGTTCAAGAGGCCGGAAGTTCGAATCTTCTCACCCAGACTGAAAATCCTTGAGTTGCAAAGCTCAGGGATTTTTCATTTCTGAAAAAGTTTGTACTGATTTGAAAAAACTTGTTGTATTGTTCCATCTATTGTTCCTTATTTGGTTTATCCGCGATATACTTTTGGTTTCTGTCTTATCAACTGCATGCCTTCCCATGGGTTGCCATATCTGAAACCGTCACTTGTTGGTTTATATGTTTTTTCAGTGTCATATAACGTTGGATCAAACAAATTAAACTTATTAATAATCTCTCTTGTAATGTGCTCTGCCATTCTTGGTTTTTCGTAATGGAGCATGTAGTCATAGAATTGCTCTGGTCTGCTTAACACAATTAGCATGTCCTTATATGCTGGATAAACGTATCTATCGTATTTAGTTTTTGCTGTCTTATGTATTACTGGCAAACAAGTAAACAATGAATTACCGTATTTCTTTTGGGAGCTGATAATAAAATATAAACTGTTTTCATCGTCATTTCGAGATACGAAAGTACCTGGCATAAATTTCTTGCTTTTCATTTTAGTTTTCCCTCAAACCATTTTATAAAAGCCTGTCGCGGTATTTTCACTCGTGTGCCAATCTTTGATGCAGAAAACCCAAGCTGTTTTATATCTTGCGCAGCTTGGTGACGTATAACATTTGGATCGCATTCCAATATAGGCGCAACATCGTTAGGAGTAAGGATTTCCTTACTCATTTTTTTTATGTCTTCAATCGTCATGCTAACCTCTATCAAAAATCGGGGAGCCGCCTCTCTCTCGCGGCTCCCCTTTTTTATTCACTTTACACGTTATCAGATTGTATTATTTGTTATCAGTACAAAAGAAAATGCCATTGGTTTTTTCAAACAAGTCTTTAGCAATTTCTTGATACAGAGTCGTCTTGTTTCCATGAGCGTCGCTCAGATCGTCGTTATAATACTGCACGACTTCTTTTTGAAATATTACATAAGATACTGGATTTGTAAAAGATTCAGAAATAGTAACAACCTCTGAACACACTGGGTTCCCGTCAAAAGCAATACGATACAAATCTGTAATTGTCTTTCCGAGATTTGCAGGAACAACTACAATCTTCATAGTAATGTTCCCAAAGTCTTTCTTTGGCGGAAGAAGTTCCGTCAAAGCATCTGCTTTTCTCTGATTGTCAACGAATAGACTCAAAATGTAGTCATCTTCATTGTATTCAATAGTAATCTCAGGATCTTTTCCAAATAAAGCCTTAACTTCGTTTACATATTGTATCCACGGTGGGGCCATTTTAACTTGTTCTGCCATGACTTTTTTCTCCTTTTTCTTTTTTCTAAATTTCATTCCTTATCTCCTTATATAACTATTGCCAGATAAATCAATCTAGCTAATAATCCTATCCATAAGATAAGAAACAGCCATATGAAACTCGCTGGCACAGTCAGTAAATTTTGCAGGACTGTGCCTTCATAATTTTTCATATGAGCACTCCTTTATACTGTCAAGGTAAGTCTCCAGATTTCTTTTTTACTGCGGTTTTTACAGAAAGTTTCGATTTCTTTTAAAGCCGCAGATTTTGATCCACCTTTAAGATATTGGTTCATTGGATTGTCAAGAGACCAGAAACGTCCATCCGGTACTACAAATTTTTCTTTTGCAGTAACATAGTACGTGTAATTAGCATGACAAAGACCTGTGTCTGGTAAGTCAGCCATTGAATCTACGATATCGCATACTCTGTACAACCATGAATTTCCATTTACGTTGATTCTAATTTCATACGTTTTGTTCGGCGGAAACGTTGTTATCTTTCGCGGTTTTAGTGTTTCTTTCTTTTTCGGTTTTCTTTCTTCTTTTAATTTTAATTCTAATTCTGAAATCATTTTTTGGAGCTTCAGGATTTCTGAGTTTGAAGATTCGCTGTTTTCAACATGCTTGTTTATTTGAGAAGTTTTAAATCGTGTAACACCGCCTTCAACATCATCCACATGTTTACCGCTGCGAAATAACTTGATTAAGTTATACATCCATACTGGAATTGTATTCTTGTACGTGTTTATTTCACATCCGCAAAACGGACACGGTTCATATTTTGCATTTCCGTAACTGGTTTCTATTGTTTCTGGCACATATAATCCTTTACATCGCTTGCATTTTATAATGCAAGAACCCTTAGGTGGCACTAGGAACTCTGCCATTTTGTCTCCTCTTTTTATATGTTTCAATGTATACAGCAGCTTCGCCCTTTGTTGTACCTTTAAACGGGGGAATATCAGAATTATCCTTCATCATCTTCCAAATGTAAATCAGCTGACTCTGAGTAACCTTCTGTTCTCTCCATATTGTCCAAGAGTAAATCATAGCTCACTCCTAAATATTTTGTTTTGATAAACCCTTTATTTGTGACAGACCATTCGTCAGAGACTGCATAGGCAGTCACTACGTCTCCGGGTTTAGCCCAACATCTTCTTGTGCCACCGATTGAACGCCAACAAGCTACTCTGCCTGTTGAGTAAATGTTAGTTTTAAATGTTATGATTACCGGTTCGGAATAGACAACATAACCTTTGTGAATCCAGCCATGTCCAAGCTCATTGTTGACTCCACATAAATATAGAAACCCACGTTTTGTTTGGCCGTTCGTATACGCTGCGTCTCCGCATTCCATTATGCTAATTTCGTTATTACCTTTCTTTGCAAATTCTCTGACGTTAACATATGAATCTGGTTGACATAATACCCAGCATCGGAGTTCATATTCATTTTCTTCAGCTAAACATGTGTCAAACAAACAAACGTAAAATATAAAGCAACTGATTACTAAAATAATCTGTTTTATAGTTTTATTCATTTTTGCTCCTTTTAGCATTCACAAAAGCGCGCGCTAAGTCATCAATAATAATATGCAAAAGTCTAAGTTGAAGTTTGTTGTCCCAGTCTTCGCCTCGTTCAAGCAAACATAGTTTCATATGCAAAAGTTCGTGTACAAGAGTTTCTTCTAAATCAAACGGCCTTATACCGCCATTTCTTAGAGCTGGATCTATTATTTGAATTTGTGCGGCTTTAGTAGCTTCTGTGTAATTAATACAACCATCTGCATCCTGCAGCAGCATACCTTCCGGCTTAACGTTTGTTTCCAGAATAATATGCCAGTCTTTTAAACCAAGTCTTGTTACCCACTCATTCAGAAGATTTAACTCTTCCGGCGTACTCTTCTGTAAAATATTCTTTGATGCCATCTTCTACACACCCCCATAATGCTTCTAGATATGGGTCGTAGCCTGACATCCGTTCTCTTGCAGATTCCGCAATGAAATCAAGAGCTTCTTCATCTTCCATTACGGCTTTTATTTCTTTTACAGTAAATTTGTTTTGGCCAACCCAAACTTCATCGTCTTCTTCAGATTCCAAAATCATTTCCGAAAGACGTTGATAAGCATCTTCTTTGTCGAAGTTTCTTTCCTGTTTATAATATGCGCTATGGAGTTCTTCCTGTGTTAATTCAAACTCCATTTCACTGTTGTTTACAGTTCTCTTAATCTTCATATTTTAGTTTCTCGCTTTCGTAATTGAACATCCTTGCTCCGCATCTACTGCAATATCTAACAAGTTTGTCCGTAAACATATCGCACACAGAACATCGCCATCCTGTATCCACACAATATAGATCTCCTGCTCGCTCCAAATCGTGTGGTCTTGCAAGTTCCAATGCAATCATTTGCGCTTTTCTTAAACCTTTTTCGAATTGAGACTTCCCTTTTGATGTTTCAGCTTCCTGATGCAACTTTCTTACAAAATCCAGAACATCTACTACCTGTCGTCTGTACTCGCTCATATCTGTGGCTCCGTTGGATTATCTGGCCATTTTCCTATTATGTATCCTTCTTGCTGAAGCAAATCATTGCAGAAGTATCTTAAATGAGCATGTAGATTATCTATATCTTCTCTTGTTGCGTAATTCGTATGTTGATGGTTTTGAATGCTGTTTAATTTATATTCAAGTTCCTGCAAGCAATGATTAATTTCACCAAGGTTCATATTAATCATTGGTATTACTTCATCAATTGTTGCATCGCTTGGAATCCAACATGTGTTAATCATCATTATTCATCACCCGGCAATCTGCCAAGAATGAATCCCTCATTCTCCAACATTTCTTTTAGAACTTCTTGAATAAATGGTTTAAGCAATTCTTTGAATTCATCTGTTAGTTTAGTTGTTGAAGGTTGCCAAGCAGATGCGTTTACTATGGCCGCATCATAATGCAAAGTATTATTTAAATTATCTGTCGTTATGTGGTCTGCAATGTTTACGTTTTCTAAATCTGTATCTCCATCAAAGTCTCTAAGAGTATAACGCCCTAAAATGCGGTTTATTTCTTCATATGGAAGTTCAAGATTAACTTCTGGTATATCTTGTATATTATTTACAAGATCAGGATTCACTCTTGTAAATGTATACATTTGTTCTGGATATACGTTATCACCTGTTGTTCTTGTTTCGATATTGTTTAACTGTAATACTTGTCCGTCGTATCTTAAATACCGCTCATATTCATCTAAATTAGCCCGTGGTGGCATATCCAGCCTTCTTTCTAACCATGGCAAATAGTTCGTCTATTGTGTTGCAGTCAATAGTATGTCGTTCGCTTGTAGATGATATAGCGTATTTATTTTCTACAAGGTCAACATACATCGTAAAGCTTCCGTCTCCACCCATGTAAATCTGTTCAAATAATTCCGGGTTCAGTTTATTGGTTATTCCTGTCTGTTCTATTGCAAGATTATCAAATGATACCGCTCTGAAATATTCAGGAAATTCATTAATATGTTTCTGAACCCAAGCTATGTTTTTTGCAATTTCAATTGAATTATCCGTGCGATACATTATGCCTCTTCCAAATGTCTTATAACCCAGTAAAAGAATGTTCAGATTTCTATTTGCCATCTGATGATAAACAGCATCGTTTGCAACACCCATTATTGTGTGTACAACTACGTTGCGAATAACACTTAATTTCTGTGCAATTCCACACGGTATTTGTTCATTAACAGAAACACCTATCCCATGCACCAGACCATCAGCAGCCCACTTAATTAATGTATCAAAGTTGGCATCAAACGAACGCCAGTGTACTGTAATATTTGCAATTACATTTTTCTCTTTTAGTTTCTTTAGGAATTTTTCAATATCTGGGTGCCCCATTGGGTCTCCACCACCAATTGCTACCTCTGTATACGGATGCAGTGAATTGATAATTGGATGATTCAGATTTCCATGGATTCCGTTTGGTATCGACTGTTCATGACACATCAGACAGCCAAGGTCACATTTGTTTGTTATTTTCATATCGATAGATTCAGGGTATAAAGGAAGTGCTGGTACGTTATCTGGTACATACCTTATTTTTGTTCCGTCTTCCTGAATCTCTACAATTGTATTTCCGTTTTTGTAGACACTCATTTATCTTCCTCTTCTTCTGGTTCATTTAACGGAGGAACACAGTCTTCGATACTGTCCTTGTTGAACATATCTGTATGAACAAAAGTATCGAACAGACAATATTCATCTCCGTCAATTACAACAATATACCTGTCGTTAAAGATAAAGTCTTCCAAAGAAATATTGTATTTATTTAAAGCACATTCAAGAATTCTACTAGATTGATGGTCTACATATCCATGATAGTCTCCACCTTCCCAGCGGTCTTCTATAAATTTGAATTTTACAAATCCTGCAATTCTTTTCTGGCAGATTTGTTCAAGTTCGTCTATTTTTTCTGGATTATTGGCAAAAGAAGCGATAGCATATCTTAGTCTTCCGTACCAGTCTGTGAGAAGATCAAACGGTGAACGACCAAACTCAAGGTCGTGTTCAAACCAGAAGTCTATTGTTCCGTTCTTATTTACATGCCATCCTCCATCTACCATATTGCTGTCTGTTATAGTTTTAGATGGACGGTCGCCCTTCATCATAACAATAGAATGCGAAGATGAAGAGTTTGTTTCGAATACACCTTTGCGAATATAAATCATATTTTCACCTTAATTTCCTTTGTAGTATTCAATGTAATTACAGTCAGGTTTCTCTTCTCCGACACTATAATCATCGTTGTCATTTCCAGTTTCAACATATGATTCATCATTAAACAAATAGTCAATTAACTTTGAAGAATCACTCAAAAGGCTTTTTACAAACTTGCCAGATTCTTCGCTATGATCAACAAACCCATTATCAAGGTATTGTTCTCCGTTAAATATTTCGAATATCGGTTTAATTCTAAACACACAACTAATTCTATACGGAGAAAGCAAATTTGAAATATCGTCTGCAACGTCTCTTGAATAATAATCACATGCGGAAGTATAGAAATACGAAGCTTTTTCAGTCGTACCACGGTACTTATTACGCTCCCATCCATATTCTCCAATATTAAATTCAACATAATCATAAGGTTTTGTATTTTCTCTTGCGATTACAATTGAATGCGTCGAGGATGAGTTTGTTTCAAAAACTCCTCTACGGATGTTAACCATTTTTATTCTCCTTCGACATTAATCTTATTTCTTTCTGCGGCTCACGCCTTGTCCCGCCATCATATGCATCTCTTTTGAATCCAGGACATTCGTGGACCAAGTATGTAGAATATGGACGTGTTGTTGTCTTTTCCAGAAACGTGGCCGTCCATCCTTTGACAGGTCTTAATCTATCAGACCAAGGACAACCTCCTGTAGCACGTTCACAATCCCAGCAAAGCGAAAACTTATTTGTCATCTTCAGTTTTTTCTTTGTGGAATAATATGCTTATCTGGCACCAAAGGATAATGCCTGCAACTATAATAAGTCCAATTGCCAACGGCCCCCATAACAGAGCTGTAATCCACCACCAAGACCATTTAATTACATTGCAAAGTTTGAGTACAATCAAAGTTATAAAAAGAAGTCCGAGAAGACCAACGTCTTTCCCGGACTTTACGACAACCTGTTCTCTTTTCATATTATTCCTCGTTTTTCAGAAGATATTTATTGCTTACAACTTTCATCGACAGAGGGCCGCCGATAATCTCATTGTAGACAGGAGTTGTTGTACGAACTACAATGCCTTCTTTTTTCCCTCCGTTTGGATAATCTCCATCGGCTCTTTCAAGCAATGCTTCTACTGTAGGATACTTTTCAGCGAGGTTTATTCCAATTTCTTCAATCGGAACCATAGTCATATTCATAGCCTCGCAAGCATCTTGCATTTTTTTCAGACCAATACGTTGCCCGTTCATACGAACAGTAAACACATACCATTCTGGTTTTGTTAAGCGAAGTCTGTTTTTCTGAATACCAGGAGCACAAAACTCTCCCTGAATTGTTATCGTTGAGAGTCCTTGCTCATTTTTATATCGCTGAATGACTTCTTTGTAACCACGCTCTTTAATAAAGTTATAGAATGAACTTGTTCCGTCATCTTTGTATTCATAATTATGTCCACAAACATGAAAACCGTTTTCGTCTAAGCTCAACGAGTGTGACGAGCCGTCCATTTTTGTGGAAATATAGTATTCATAACAGCCAAATGCTTGAATTAGTTCAGGTTCAGACTGCACACGGGTTTCATCTGTATGAGGTACATCATAAGGCAGCGCTCCGATTACAGTTCCTCCGGTAGTTGCGCGTTCTTCAATTTCCCATTTCTTTACACCGAGCGTTTCAGTAACGTCTGTTCCAAGTTCAATATATTCCGAAAGCTCTTTAAATGTGCTTATTGGCAAAACCAGTCCTTGAGACAACACTCCACGTAATTTAATTGTTCTCAGCCGAAAGCCTTCGCCCATTATATCCGTATTCTTGTAGCTTGTTTTTCTTAAGAACTCAAATTCAGGACGAACAGGAAGAAAAGAATCTATCTCAAAGTAAACTCCAAGGTCTCCCTTTTTAAAATCACCTTTATTGGCTACAATTGTCCAGCCTTCGACTTTAACCTGTTCCAGAAAATCAGAACCTTCAATTGGCTGGACATCCCATATTCTTTGAATTGAAGCAAGCTTTCTCATTCTTCGAACTCCTCGTCTTCATCAAGAATCCATCCGAAGCCCATAGCACGGATTTCATATTCGTCTGCGACAGCAAGCAACGCATCTCTGACATAACATCTATCACCAGACGCATTGTAGTCGTTATCTACGTAATCATGGAATATTCTTAAAACTTGTTGTTTTGTCATTATAAACCTCTTATAGGTAATTCTTTTTGAATATTTTCATCCATTCTTCATGAGAATATTTCTTTTCAAATGCATGCTGAGCTTCTTGTTGAAGCTCTCTGTCCAAAGTTTTATTTCTATCATGAAGATTCATGTGAATATCGTGTCTGAGCCAAACCCAAAGACCATACTTGTCTGCAAGCTTTCTGTTTGCCCCACCGTGCATACAGTGCTAATGGTGGCAGTCTAAATTTGTTCGACTGCCACTTATAAAGCACACCTTCTCTCCTGTCTGGATTATAGACTGTTTCATGCTGTCTCCTTTTTCTTTTCCAGTTTCTTTCCCCATTGAAGCATTATCTTTTCCTGTTGTGCTGGTGTCATCGTAGCTATGCCAATACTCTCGGCATCCTGCACTAAACTGTCGATAAGCCTTCCCATTTGAGAAACATCAAATTCACTGGAACCGAAATAAATACGTACATTCGACCAGCCAAATTTTGAACTGCCAGGAATGATTTCAACTTGTCTTCCAAGATGATTAGCTTCCCAGTTTTTGCGGAATGTTTCAATTGCTTCATCCTTCATTCCAACTGTTGTACTAACGCCGCCAATATCTCTGATGGCTTCACGATATACTTCGGATTTTTTCTTATTCATCTTTTCCGCTATTCTATCTATGAGTTCCCACGCATAGGCGTTTGCATTCATGCTGCGTGCTTTATTAAATTTCTTGATGTCCACTTTAATGTCTTTATCATAAAGTTCATCGAATTCTTCTCTGAAATCAGCCTGTACCGTAATAGTAATATTTTGTGTACCATCACGGTTCATTGTAATGTCTTTTAACCGTCCTATCATGTAATCACCTTTATATATTGCTTTCTAAATTAGTTGTTGCTGTAGCCTTCCAGTTGCTCTCCGGGTTACCCCCCTGCGACTTTGCCTTTCTTCCGGGTATTACTGTTACCCTGGTTTGGTAAATTCCCGCCATTTCTTGTTCGAGCAGATATTTTCGCCATATGTCTTCCAGCTCCGCCCTTCAGCCGGATCTGAAGGCTCTAGCCAGCGTTCCATTTGCTCCGCCAGCAAATTGTCTCTTTAAATTACATCTAAAGCGTTTTTTTCAAAGCAATACTAATTGTTATGAGGTGGCAGTTGGAAATTTCCCCATCCGTCAGTCTGCCATCCATCTTCTTCTGCCCTTTTAGTCAGATTTCTCTTTTCCAATGCGTTTATTCTTTTCTCAAGTTTTTCTAACCTTTTCTCAAACGCATTAATAACCTTAGTTAATTCTACTTCAGTTATTATACGTTTAAACTCATGTTGTCTTGAACCTTGTTTGAATATTTTTCCATCTGTTTTTGCAACAAATTCCAAAAAGTCATCATCGAAATATTCGTCACTCATACACCGTCCACCTTACTTGCAAGCATATCTGCCGCATGAGTCCAGTAAACAGTTTCATATTTCTTAATTGCTGCATCAAATTCTGACCATTCTTCTTTCTCATATGGGCCCATGTGATATCTAATGCACAACATCTCTTCTTCGGTTAAGTTAATAAACTGAGAAAGAAGTATAACTGATTTTGAACCATGTCCTTTTAATAACGTGTTTGTATTGTACTCATAGTGGAAGCCTTCTTCGGTATGTATCTGCGTTGAGCCAACGTCTACAAGAAGTCCATCTACTTTCTTATACTGGTCGCATTTACAAATATCGTGAAACATTCCAATAATGAATGGACTTTCCTGTCTTTTCCACTTCAAACCATTGTTTAAAGAAAGAACATACAGTCGCATTGCAACCATTCTGCTATGATCATAAAGACCGCCTTCATACGCCCCATGATATTTTGTAGATGCAGGCGCTGTGAAGAATCCGTTAGAGTTGAGCCATGCCATAAGATTCTGGTTTTTGACTACAAGCTCATCATTGCCGCCTATTCTTTTCCAGATTTTAGCAAAATCAGCAAGACGTTCATCTACTGATTCAAATCCTAATTCCATTTGCCTTCTCCCTTATGCTGTTTTCCAAATGTACTAAAAGTTTTTGATACTACATATTAGTTTAAATTTGTTAACGTGTTATTGTTTGCTTTCATTAATTTCCAAAGTTCCTTTGTAATATCTCCGTCAATGTAGTATCTGCATCCAAATGATGTTGTTTCTATTGTTGTAAGTATGCAATCTTCTCTTGGATGCGACACTTTAAAAGAAACAACATTGTTTAAATTCAAAACTACTTTTTCGTTATTCGTATCTGTGATCACAACAAAGTTCATTTTTATTCTCCATAAGTCGGGAGCCGCCTCTTTTACCAAGGCGGCTCCCTCTAATTATTATTCTCCAAGAATGTTTAGAGCTTCAAAGACTGTATCTATTTTAGTTTTAAGTTCTAAATACATCTTATGATATTCATCAGCTTTCTTTTGGTATTCTTCAGCTTTTTGCTTGTATTCATCCTGAAGTTTTACCATTGCGCTGATTTTATCCTCATAAGATTCAAGAGTGCTTCCTAATTTAGAATCTTCTTTCTGGGTTTCAGTTTTAATAACAGGGCCATTTTCAGTTCGAACTACTTTATCAGTCGTTTCACCTTTACGGTCTGCCTCTGCTTTCTTTTTGTCAGTCGGCCACAATGGTTTTGTTGTTCTAAGTTCTGGATGCACATACTGATGAGCATAAACCTTTTGCCTAGCTTTTGCTTTACTCAAGTTGAATGTGTCCATAATCCATTTAAGCGGATCAGGGCTTTCGTATGCTTTATCATACCAACCTTCGATCACAGGAGCCCGACCTTTCCGCTTCGGTTTTTCTTCTTTTTCTTTCTTCAGTTCTTCTTCAGCTTTCTGCATTTCTGCTTTTGCTTTTTCAATCTCTGCCCTACGTTTCATGTTTTCTTCTTTTGCCCGTTCAATCAGAGTTTTCCCGCCATACAGAGGCACAGGCGGATCGTCATATACAGAGTTTGCAATAAGCTGAATTGCCCTTTTACCTTCACGACATGGAGATTCACACTTTGAACATTTTGCAACATCTCCATTTGCCTTTGCACACATTCTGATATATTTTTTCTTAATTTCATCCAAAGTCATATCTTGCAGCTGTGCGACAGGATAAGGATTGTACGGGCCATTAGGGACTTTAGCAATATCGTAGGTTCTCATTTATTCAGTTTCCTTTCTTGGTCTCTTTCGAGTTAGTTTTTTGGATTTTTTCAGAGATATAATTGCTTCATCTGTAATCTTACTTACCTCTATTGTAGCCATATGATTTCCACAGTCTAAACAGATTCTAGTGCGTTTTACTCCCCAGTCTGTACTTCGAGTATTTGTTATTATTAATTGGTTAGACCCACATTTATCACATTTCATTCTGTCCAATCCTCTTTCGAACGAGGATGTCCACATGGGCGTTTTTCTGGGCAACAGCCAGTTACACAACCCGGACCGGCGTTATCAAATACGATTGGAAATTGTTTCCTGCAAATCTTCAGCATTTTATCTGCAAGTTCACGAATTTCCCACTGAGCTCTATTGCATGTTCTTAGGCTGAAGAAATGAAGCAACTCTCGTGCATTCATTGTCATTACAAGCTTTGTAGTTATGCCTTGTTGTGTATAATAACGAGCATCTTCAGCTGGCACACCGTTTGCTAGAAGTTTCTGATAAAACTCCATGCATCTTTTAACCAGTTCATTTGCTTCATCAGCATACTGAGAGTTTTTAATTGACTCTGGTACAACAAAGCTATAATTATTTAGCTTTACATATCTTTGGGATTGAACATCAAATGAAGCTAAACGATGACGAGTCAGCTGTGCTAAAGCAGCGCGGCTTAAACCTTCTACCTGAAACGTAAATACAGCATGTTCCAGAACACTTGTGTGTCCAGCTTCTACTGCATGTCGTAATGCACTTTCATATTTTGTAGAATCAGTACATACAGCAGCAGCCTCTCCGCACAATTTATCTGGTAATGCTGTTGATGCCATTAGTGTAATGTTCATTTGTACACTCCTTATTCGTCTTTATAGTCTTCTCCTGTTGCTTCTTTATACGCAGCTCTTACTTTTACAAGAGCATCCAACAAGTTATCCTTATCTTCCTGAAGTTTATATATAGTTTCAATCATTTTCTCTACACACTTTTTTACTTCAGCCGTGTTATAATCTTCCGGACAATAAGCACAAAGCCGCATACATGGGCCTTCATATGTTGTTAATTTATTTACCAATTCTTTAGGCGTCATTGCTACAGTCACTCTCCTTATAGGCTTTTGTTAGTATTTCCTGCCAAGTTGTTTCACCTACAGTGTCCTGAGCAATTCGAATCAGTTTTTTATAGTTTTGTATTGTATGAGCAGCATCGGCACAAGTATTGATTAACTCTTCAGCCATTTTCTCTTGCCGTTCCAAAGAGTCTTTCATTTCCTTTACTGCTACATAATTTATGTATGCTTGTCGACATTTCATTTTATGAAAGATGAACTTCGCATTCTCGACTACATCGTCTGTCAGCTCCTTTATTTTAGAGCGCATCATCCAAAACATCTCCATTCTTTAAGACGCGATGATTCACGACATTTGGATGACGTTGAAGCCAGTCAGTTATTTCATTCTCAACAGAATCTAAATCCTTTGTTTTGTCAAGAATATGCAAACCTCTACGGTCAAGTTTTTTATTCAGATATACACCGTTTTGGGTACACTTTGCATCGTTGAAATCCCAATGCTTCTTCCAACTTCCAAACAAAACAAGTCTAGCTTTGTCTTGTTCGACAAACTTTTTTAACAGCTTTACCCTGGATTCAGCAATGCCCATAGTGTTATCCGGTGCCTTTGCTTCTGAACCTTCAAAGTTTAGAACTCCATCTACTTCAAAAAATATTACATTCATTCTTCTTCACGCTCCGGGACAAAGTCAATCTGTGGTGGTTCTACCTTTCTTTGCGCATAGAACGGTGCGTTTGCAAGATTTGCCCTAATCACATAATCAACTTCATCTTTAGGCATGGGCATAAAACGTTCGGGATGTCTGTTGATGTCTGCTTCTCCAAACATGACAACTTCGAACTTATCATATTTCTTATCTTTGAAAATTTCACGGTATCCTTCACGAGCAGCTTCTTTGTTTCTGGCGTAACAAAAGGCAATTTCTTTTATGTTGTCACTATACCCCATTGAACATTTATACATATATGTACTTTTGCCAGCCATTATTTTTCTCCTTCAGGTGTTTTCTTACCAATGTTTTTCAGCGTAGCTGCAATTCCAGCAATCATTCCTGCAAACATTAAGATAAGAACCCATCTGTCAACAGGTTCTACGCCGATAATCCAGTCAAGTATACTTTTAAACACTTGTTTTCTCTCCTTCTTTTTGTTTGTCCAACCATGTTACTGCGACTGCTATTGCAGCCCAACAGTCGGCACTCACTCCGTAAAAGACATCTGGTTCTTTTTTTGTTCCTTTGCCATTCTTGAAATCATGTTGAGCAAATCTTTCAATCAAGCCGGCACGAATATTAGCGTCTTTTGCATTCGGACTTCCGCAAATATAGAGCTTTTCTTCTTTACGGTAAATGTAATCTACTTGTGTTTGTTTTTCAGCTTCCTGAGCGAATCTGCCTATCCATTCACAAGTTTCAAACACATCTCGTCCGACAGGCATTCCGTAAGAAGCAATCCGTTCGATTACTACTTCGCCAATTTCATTCAATATATCCAACAGTTTTATCATTACTGTTTTATTTTCAGTTTTAGCAAATTCGTGCAGTTTATACTGGTCGTCCATAATACAATATGCGCTATAGACATTGCCAGGATCTATTGCGAATATCTTCATATTTTTCCCTTTAGTCAGCCCATTCTGCACGAGAATATGGGCATAGTATTGAGTCATAATTGTCCGGTAAAGCAGTTATTTCAAGAGTTTTAAACACAGGACATTTCTCTGCTTCTTCCGGTGTATCGACACATGTTTTACATTTTTCCTGTGCTAAATCAACCAAAGCTTTCGCCTGAGCCCTTGTCATTAAAATGTTTGTTGAGCCGGGCTTGAGCTTTGGCGTTAATTCAATTCGATAATCACTAAGGCAATTCGCAAAATGCTTTCTTTGATTGTCTACAGTAGTATTAAGAAGATCTTTAACAAGCTTAGCTGTGTCATCTATAATAGAATCTAATCTTTGCTTGCCGTTTTCAACCATATCTAGTCGTTTTTGAAGGTCATCTTTTATATAAAGCAATTCGCTGATAAATGCAGCGAACCGTTTCATTACATCCATTTCAGCTCGAACGAATCTCGTCTCCATAAGATGGTTCCTTTCCAAATAAGGCTCCACAGTTTGGGCAATAATTAAAAGTCGGTTTATCTGCCGGCCAGGAATAAGTTGATGGTGGAGCCCATGCTTTTTTCTTATCTATAGGTCTCCACATTGCATCGTATAATTGTTTGCAGTTTGAGCATACCCATCCATGTAAAGACGCTGCCAAGTCCAAGCTTGCATTCATAAAGTTTCACTCCTTCTTTTTTAAAAAAAGACAGGGGCTAAGCGATGCTCAGCCCCTGCTTTTTCTTACCGATTAGCTAAGTTCACTTAGAACTTCACTTAGTTCTTTTTCGGCAGAATCCAGAGCGGCTTCAGCATCTCTTATTGTATTGCAGTAAGATTCAATCTCAGCATCCAATTCCTTAATGCGTGCTTCTACTTTATCCATGTTCTCTTCTTCTCCTTTGTCTTCCTTAATCAAGTACATGAGTTCGTTCTGGTCTTCTTCGCCATAGAATATCTCGTCCATTTACATCAGCTCCTTCTAATCAAATTAATAATCTCTTCCAGCGGACGAAGCTGGATTCTTAAAGGATACGCCAGTTGACCAGCGTTTCGGTGAGGCGGCGAGATAGTTGGTCGTAGGTTGCTCCTTCAGCGAATGTTTCAGACGGCTTGCCGTCTGAGAGAACGTCTTGAATACAAGCTATTAACTGACTTATCAGGTCTGTTTTCTGTTTATCAGACAGAATAACAGCCGGGTCTGACTCATAGACTATTCTGGCACTTTCTTCGCGCCATTCTCCATCGACGAATTTAAATCTCCAAACACATTCGTCTTCACCGCTGAAATTTATACAACCTGACTTAGTATACGGTTCTATCTTTTCTGTAAAATCGTATATACTTTCTGCGTAATATTTTCCACTATAGGATACGTAGATATTCTTACGTTCCTTGTCGTAGTCAAACTCATCAAAGATATTGTCATATTGAAAATCAGCAGGAAGAGCTTCCTTTAGTTTAATTACACCGTCTCCTGATGCATAGTATCCCATATAAATCTCCCATTAATCAAAATTCATCATCATCTTCATCTTCGTCTTCTGTGTCGTCCTCTTCATAGATATCGTCACTATATTGAGGAACGTCCAAGACTTTGATTTTGTTAGTTATGTTAGGGTCAGCTTTGATGTTTGCTTTCTGTATAGCGCTTAACAATCTGTTAACCGACAAAGGTGAAGCGATAACAGATCCATTGTCCAGAAAAATTGCTGTTTTTGCTTTCTCAACACCAGCAGCATTGATTAACGTTCCAGCTTTTTTTTCTGCTGTGATTGTCTTCCGGGCTTGGTATATATCTGTTGACATCATAGCAACAATCCGTGTAACACAGACTGCGACATCTGATTGTTTGTTATCGCTTCGACCAATGGCGATTTTCACAAAGTTAATAGGAAGATTATAAGCCATATTACTTCACACTCCAAATAATAGGATTAGCGGGTCAACAACCCTACTACTCCCTATTATTTTTAAAAGTCAAAGTCAGCAAAGCCATCATCCATAAAGAATCCGTCAGTATTTGCAAATACACCTTCTCCGGAGAACCCTTCATATCCACCGCCAGCATTAAAATGTTCGTCGTATCCGAGAGGGCCTTCCATTGAAAATCCTGCATAGTGTCCTGATGCATCGAAGTGGTCTTTGTCTGCAATCAGTCCGTTCGTAGAAAATCCTATAGAACGACCGCCTGCATCAAAGTGTTCTTCAACGCCTTCAAATACGCCATCTTGTGTGTAGCCAACAAGACGGCCAGTTTCGTCATAATGATTCGTTACGCCATCGAGAAATCCTGGCAAACTGTATAAATGTTTCATAGCTTTCTCCTATAGTTTCTGTTGGGAGTAGTTTAAGCAGTTTTTATTATTGAATACCGTTTTACCCAGTAATCTTTTTCACCGGGTATAATAGCTTTCTTCCCGCCCTTGTATGTGTATCTTGGCGAGGAATTACCACTTAAGATTTTGATAATCTGATTAGGAGCGACAGGCTGTTTCTGCAAGTCAGCTTTTCTGAATCTGACATTTCCGCTTTTGCCATTACTGATAGAATAAAGATTTACTGTTGTTCCCCACTTTTCGTCCACAGCTCTGACAAAATATAGCCATTGATTTGCTTCCGGATCTATACTTAAGCAAAGTCCAATGTTCTCCTGTTCAGATTGAAGTCTGATTCTGATAGGAAGTTCTTCGTCCAGAATTGAATTCTCAAGTTCTCTTATTTCATTCAATCTCTCGTTGTATGATTTAATAGTTTTAGTCAGTTTATGTTCCCCTTCGAAGAACTCGTTGTAAATACGCATAAGCTTGGCGCTTCCACCGAAGTCAGCAAAGTATCCAAGCTCTATCAGAATCTTTATTTGTCTTGTGTCAAGGCATGATTGCATCTGTAATGCACGCAAAACATTTGTAAAGCAATCTAGTTTCACCTTGGTTTCAAAGATACCACCCTTCACTTCAAGATATTCGTCCATCTCATACACTTCGTTAATTTGACGATTAATATCCTCAAGCTCATTTGCGTTATTTATTTGATTGCCGATAAGTTTCAAGGCTTTTAACTTTGTCTTACCGTCCTTATTGAGCTTCGGCTTAACTATTTCTTCGCCAATGACAACTTCATTTTGTTGGCTAAGATTGTACAAGTCTTCAGCAACAGCTTTAGACATATAACGAATAGATGAAATACTCTGACTGATTGTCTGATGTTCTTTGTCTACCGTCCAGTCTCTGTTGTCTTGTCCCCATTTCCCAGCCAATAGTTTGATTCCTTTATACCGTTTCATTTCAGAAATGATAGCAGATATTTTATCGGTATTCTTCTTTTCGTCGTACAGCTTTAGCATTGTTACATACAGCTCATATGGATAGTGTACTTTTAACCAAGCTACATATAGACTGTCGTAAGCCATTGAAGTTGAATGAGCAGAACAGAACATATACTGTGCTGCATCGTTAATGATAGTCCAGATTTTATCGACTGTATTCTCAGCCTGCTTTTCAGATATACATTCTTTTTCCTGAAGCATCTTTCCAAAGCCTTCTCCAAACCTATCTTTAAATGATGCAACCTTTTCTGCTTTCTTCTTCTTAATAGCTTTTGTACATGCATATGCATCTGGCCCAGGTATTCCAGCTGCTTTCAAAATTCTTAAAATCTGCTCATCGTACATTAGGAAAGACTCAGGAATTTCCTTCGTCTTAAGCAGGTTATCTAGCGATGGAATATTGTAAGCAAAATGTTCTCTAGCCAAGAATGTTTCCAGCATAGACTTGAAACCCATGTAGTCTGCATGTTTCCATACAGCATAGACTATATCTTCACCCTGCTAAGCAGGGGCACGGCGCTTCGCGTCTACGAATTTCACGTAAACGCTACTCCATTTCTGGATAGTCGTTGCACCTTCCTAATTGCTTAGGCTTGGCACATGATTAGCATGTAAATATTTTATCTAACTGTTCTTTAATGTTATCATTATATCTAATTTCATATAGTTTGATGTTATTTTCTTTGCAAATATTTATTTAGCTTTCCATGTTAGCCGCATTCCTGCGACACCCTATGTTTATAGGTTCACCGTGTTTTATGTGACATATTACTATGTCACGGCCCAATTTCTTAGGCCGAATTGCCGCTACAAAAGCAGCAAGTTCTGGCATGTTATGAGGCTTAAACCTCATACATCTCTGGGCTGATTTCTCTCTTTCTACCTGATTCAGACCCATTACTATGCCATTCCGATACAAATCCCACACTTCTTGGTCGTCTTTAATTGCTTTATCAAGTTCGTCAACAGTCATTATTGGTTGACCTGCAAGCTTGAATGTTTCAGCAATTATCTTAACAACATCTACCATGAGAAAATCAGCCTTCAAATAGTTGTAGCTATCAGCTGTTCTTCCATCGATGAATGCTGCATACACAGCCGGCTTGTTTCCAGATCGTGCTTTTACCTGTACAATACCAATTTCCCTTCGAATGTCTTTATCTAACAGCATATGAGCACATGGATGTGGACTCAGACTTGTAATGACACCACGATATTGTTTTGATTCTTCTATCAGATTGAGATATTGTTCATCAACATATGATTCAATCTGAACATCATCATTCACATCGTAATCAGGGTCGTCAGCATTGTTCTCTATTGCGTGCTTTACATCCAGTTCATAGTTCTGTATTTGTTTTGAGATAGTGTTTGATGTTTCAAAGTCCAAATCTCTGGCTCGTGCAAGCAATTTAAACGCTGACAATGTCTTAACCGTGCCGAAAGCTATCATTGGAAGACAGCCATATTCTCCGAGAATTTCTTTGGCTGCTCTTTCAAATGCTGGTACATTAGCCATATTACAATCCAAATCGGGTAATCCATTTGCTAATCTGTCTGCTGAAATAAATCTTTCAGGATACATTTTAACAGGACAGTGCAAACGGTTAATAGATGAGAATCCAAGTGCATAGTTTGAAGCAAATGATGCACCGGAGCCTCTTCCAGTCATAGTTAGTACGCCGCCATATTCCTTTCCTTTGTCAATTATTCTCTTCATGATAAGGAAATAATCAGCAGTTCCCGTACTTGTGATAGTGTCCATTTCTGCATGCAATTCAGCTGCTTCTTCTTTTGTCGGCATCCCAGCTTTTCGGATGTATTCATCACATACAGTTTTCTTATATAGATAATTTCTTTTATCCAGAGGCATGTCTGGATAAGCATTCGGTATTTTCTTTTCGTTGGTAAAATGCACACCTTCGAACTCTCTTAGAACCAGAGTGTTTTCCATTGCTTCTTCAATGCGTGCTTTTACAAATACTCCCTGTTGTTGCAATCTTTGAAACGCTTCTTCGGGAGTTGGTAAATCCAGTATGAATTCATCTTCGTCGCCATAGTTTATCTTTGCCGACAATAAAAGTTCTTTTCTTAATGCAGAATCTTCTTTTTTGATATAGTGACTATCAGTTCCAAATATCAACGGCCAGTGATATTTTCCATACAGTCTCAGAATTTTCATGTTTGTTTCAACCTGAATCTTCTGTTGATGGTCTTGTATTTCCAAATAGAAATTTTCTCTGAATATTTCATGCAACTGGCAGGCCAGTCTTTCATAGTTTTCATCCGAACAAATACCTGCAACACAGGCCGTTGTGCACAAAAAATGTCTATAGTCCAGTTTTGATAAAATGTCAAAGTCTACTCTTGCACGTTTATAAAATCCTGTTAGATTAGCTTCTGACAAGGCTTGATTCAATTGGTAGAATCCTTCCATATCTTTTGCTACAAGAATTAAGTGAAAGTTTCTACCATCCTTTTTTCCGTCTATTTCTGCAAAACGGTCTGGTACAAAGTATGCTTCTGCTGCAGCCAAAGGGGTCATCGCATATGGATTTTCTTTATCATTCTTGAATGATTCACAGATATCAAATTGTTCCCATACGTTAGATCTATTACCATGTTCAGATATACATAAGACCTTGTGTCCACGTTTTCGGAATTCTTTTGCATAATCCTTTATGAACATGGTACTGTCTGGTTGCGTTAAACAATTTGAATAGCATGTATGAACATGATAGGGTTCAAACTGCAAGTTCATTATATTCCCCCATCCTTCATCTGTATGTTGTATATAAGTTTTTAGTTATGAAGCTAAACTATATTTTGCATAATGAACTATTTCGCCATATCGATTCTTAGATTTTACTATTTCCCTGTTAATCTCAATTCCTTTATTTGATAAATCATTAATTCTTGCAGCAAGGCGCATAATGCCTAAGTCATTTATTGCTTCAAGAGGTGTAATTGAACCAAAATCATTTATATATTTTAATACTTTATCGCATTGAGTCATGATTTTCTCCTTATTTAAGTTGTATTGAAATAACAAATGATACGGGTAAGGATTTACACCTTACATGGAGAAGTGCTGTTCGCTATAGTCCCGGTTTTTTCTCCGGCTTACCGTTGCTTCCTGCGTCTACCTATTCCGCCACCGTACATTATTCTTAAGCAGCAACTTCTGCTGTGTTTAATTTCTGCCACTGACGCGGAGTCATCCCAAGAATGGAATACCCAACGCTCTCCAGTGCAGTAGAACGGTCATAAGAAGGAACGTCCTGAGCAAATCTGGTTGTAGCATTGGCTAATCCATACAAAGATAAGTCACCACCACGAATCAGATAATCCAGAATGCCTTCGCCTTCCTTCTTCGTATAACCGAAGTCGGCTCCGGCAAGCTCAACCATTACAGGAATATTGGCGTCCGCAGCAATTTTCGCATCCTTTGCTGCGCGCATCATTCCCACAACTTTCTCAAAACGTGTCTGATCTACAACAGCTCTTACAGTATCCTGAACTTTCATCAACAAAGCATGGTCATCAGCAATAAGCGTTTCATTACTATACAATGTAAAGTCTTCCAGCGCTTCATTGCCACGTCCTACGTGATATTTCCTTGTCTTTGCGTCATTTACGACCATTCCGTTCTTGCAGACAAGACGATATACCAATGGCTGAATCGTCATTGAACCAAGTCCAACTTCCGAATTTGTGATTAGCATTCCGCTTTGCACAATATCTCCCGGCACCACTTCCGTTGTCAGTCTTGGATTAACAACTTTGATATACATTCTCTCATCTGTAATCTCGCAGGATTCAACCTTAGCATCCTTCATGTCTGCGATAATCGGAAGAACTGCTTTTGCAATTTCCGTATTATCAATTCTACGATAACGATCAGACAAAAACGCACGAGCCACACCATCCAGAGTGCGAATCATTCTTCGTTTTGGATCTTTCCCAAACCAGCTGTTAACATTTTGTGCCAGCAATTCCGGGTTTTCGTTTCTCATTTTGTCGTAGTATTTAGCAGGAATGCCAAGATTCTGACCGATCTGGTTATGTGCTACTTCATTTATGTTCAAAATAATAACTTCACCAGTTTTGTCATTTTGAATACTTAACATAGCGTTGTTCTCGCTTGCATCCATATGAAGCCTGCGAGTGTCTAACAGATAGTCGTGTTTAGCGTCGACCTGCCGTTCAAGTTCCATTGCAAGTTCTGTTAAACTGCGTCCGTATTTCATTTTTAATCTCCTTTAGTTTTGTGCTTCTTTTCTAACTTCATCAATTGGGTCATCCAATAGACGCTTATAGATTCCTGTAAATTTCTTAGTGTTTTCTTCGATCCAGGATGGATTTCTACGACCTTCCCTTATCTGAAGTGCGAGCCTAGCCATCTGTCCCCATTCTTGGTTCATAGCCCCGATTGCTTTATCTGCTGTTGGATTACGATACGGTCTCATTAAGATGCCTTTCTTGTTTTATACCATGCTTTACAGTGCGGACATTTTCTTTTTCCTATTACGTAAGGAGCTCCACAGTTTTCGCACTTCAATACATTTACTGTATTATCCACGTTTTTCTTCGCCGGCTCCTTAATTTGTGTAGGTAACTCGACTTCTGATTTCATATCAGTAGATTTATTCGTCTCTTGTTCACGACGTGTTTTAAGTGCCTCTTTTTCAGCTTTAGTAAGAGGCTTCTCTAGACTCTTTGGACAATGCCAGCGTGTATTACATAAAGACTGACAATAGAAATCAGAACTGTCTTTGTAGTTAAGCCAGTCGAGTACACAGTTTCCTTCAATTTTATAAATGCATTCAGATGCCCATGTTAAAGCTTCTCTGAATTGCTTCATATTGAACGGTCGAGATGGCTTCTCGCCATTCTCTCCGAACAAATGAAACATCAAGGTCGTAGGCCATTCTCCATATTGTTCATATACATATTGCGTATAGAGAAGCTGTTGCCTATACATTTCATCTTCAGCCTTTTTGAATGAAGCCATTGACTTTGATTTATGATCGCAAATAATCAGTTCATTCGTCCAGTTTTTTCTTAGGATCAAGTCTACAATACCGGTAAACTTACGGCTTGTACCATCAGTTAAAGGTAAATCAATTGTGAATTTTTCTTCCGCAGAAACTACCTTATAACCTTTAAATTCATCAAAGTTTTTGAGAAATTCAATTCCTTGGTTATACGCCTTCTCTGCTTGATTCTTCATCATCGGAGGAAACGCTGTAACCACTTCGTCTGAATATCTTCTTTCATATTCAGCTACCATATCTTCTTTTTTCAGTATTCCTTTAGCCCATTTATCCAGCAAATCATGTATTAAAGTTCCACGTTCTGCAAAGGCATTCGACGCAAGGTCTGAAACTTTTTCAATTCGTTGCAGATAAAAGGAATATGGACATTCATCAAAGGAGCTTAACTGACTGTAAGAGTAAACATGGGTATTTTTAATAAGTCCCAACGGCATTACTCCTTTCATCTTGTATAGTAAAACTAATTTACAATTTCGTTGTTTTCATTGAGTTCCTGAATATACGAAGTATATTCAAAGTTATTGTTTTCAGTATTAATCCACTGTTCTGCCTCTCCAACTGTTGAAAACAACTTAGATATTTTGTTTGAACCAAGATGGATAACTGCTTTATACTTCGTCATCAGGCCACGCTTCTGCTGCTTCGTTGAACTCAACAAGCGCGCGCCCAAAGTCGAGCCAATATTCATATTTCTCAAGAATCCTAACATTTTTAGCAGGGTGCCAAGCACCACAACAGCCACAAATAACACCAAGTAAATGACCATACTTGAATACTGCGATACCACCGAGTTCAGCATCTGGCTCACCATCATAGGTTCTGAATTTCACCTGCTCGAATTCCATCAATTGTCACTCCTTGCAGTTAATGTATATAATTCAGCATCAAGAACTACCTCATTGCAGTCCATACATTCTAAACACACATCCGCAGGAAGGAGTCTGTCTCCATAGATTGCAATTTCTACTTTATGTCCCCAATGCTTTTTCAGAGCATCCCAAAGCAGATTTTCTTTTCCAGCATTCAGCATTCTTCGCGCTCTCCAATGTATTCTTTGTAATCGTAGCCCCATACATTGCACGCAAATTCAACATCGTCGATATAATTTGCTTGGCATGAATCAGAATCCCACGTTCCGCAGTTATGACCAATATCTTCATCAGCAAATTCAACATACATTTCTACTGTTGGAAATTTCTTAGCCAGCTTATTGAATATTGGTTCGGCGAACGACCAAGCAGTTTCAAATGACAACGATCTACTATCAGGAGACCAGGCGGGATCTGAAGCGTTCCACTTCGTTCCCCAATGCATGCAATTCCAGTCATACCATGTAGAACAACCATACCTTTTGAAATTGCTTTCATATATATCTCCCATGTCAGCCCATTCGTTAAAGGTTTTCTGATCTTGAGCCCACGGTCTTGATGAGTATTCACTGCATGTAGTTTGTCCGTTTTTTCTTGCACGAGCGCAGGCTTTTGCTATGTCTTCACTGCTTCCTGATTCAATATCAAGAGCTTTAGGCATAGGAATAAGTCTGTTGAAGTCAAATACAGAGTCTTTACTCTTCATGAACTTTCGCATTTTATCAATTTCAGTTTGATTTCCAGTAAATCTTGCATGTGTTAAAACCCAATTAGGCATAACTTCTCCTTAAAATGGTTGTTTCTCTTTGTTTGTTCCGCCATCCTGAAGTGCAAACTCTTCAAGCTTGTTTGCCGGATTCTCAGGAAGTTCAATTCCATTGTGGTCCCAGCTGTAAACCATACGATCTCCGGTATTCGCCTGAAAGATTCTGCGATTGCACGGGTCAAAGTTGCACAGAATATAGTCCTTAATACCAAACGAACGATTCTTCGCAACGCGAATGTTCGGACGTTCAATGTTGAGAACTGTGTCAGCCAGATTTCCGATAGCAGAAGAACCAGAGATATCCTGATTCTGAAATGTTTCACCGGGTTTACGCTTTCTTGGATGCGCAACCAGAATGACATGAACCTTATACTTGGCGGCAAAAGCTTTTAGCTGTGCGCTGATTTTAGCCTGTGCCCTGTTTTCTTCTTCTGGAGAAACAGTCATGCACATCAAATTATCAGCCAGAAACAGTTTGCAGCCATACCGACGAGCACAGATTTCAAACATCTTGATAACAGATTCTCCCTGATTGGTTTCCATGATATTGTTGTTGTCATACAGGAAGAACTTTCCAGAAAGCCAATCTTTAATTCGGCGCTGAATCTGATCGCTCACAAACGTTACATTCTTTCCAGACCTCTGGTCGAACTTGTAACCAATGTACTTGCTTTCAGTTGCCTGATGCATAATCCAGTCGAGGAACTGCTGAGAAGTCAACTCTCCAGAATACGCGCAAACCTTATAACCCTGTTCGACAGCGTTCAACAGGAAGCTGCCAGTAATAGTGGACTTACCCTCTCCAGCGTTACCGCTGATTACTGTAATGCCACCTTCAGCGAAACCACCAATGGCATGATCGAGCGCCGGAATTTTGGTCATAATTCTCGGAATAGTTGTAGGATCAATATACGGAATAGCAGATAGGTCGAGAATTCCTTTTACCGGAGCCGGTTCACAAGCATCAACGATAGCTTTCAATCCTTCAGGGCCATAGCACATTAGGATTTCATTAGCATCTTTACAGATTTGGTTATAGTCTTTACCATTGTAAATCAGCTCAGGATACTCGGACGGAATCATACACCTGTCTTCACCAAGCCGCTTGGACAGAACAGAAATCATTTCAAGACCAGGTTCATCGGAATCGCCAAACAGAATAATCTGATTGAATTGATCAACCCAGTCATAGCAATTGTTTACCCATTCCATATTGTTGCAACCGCATGGAACAGACACTACATTTGTTACTCCAGCTTCGTAAAGAGACAGAGCGTCAATTTCGCCTTCACAGATTACCAGAGGTTTGTTGAAAGATACCATATCCATGCCAAAGAGAATCGGCTCAGTGTTGGACATCTGCCATTCCTTGGGACTCTTGTCGTCTTTCATATGCTTCTTCGGTTTCCGATACTTCACATATGTCAGAATATTGTCACGGTAGAACGGAAATACAATATTTCCCTTATCATCTGAAGCAATTTTCCAATCCTTCAGAGTCTGCTCACTAATCTTCCTTGTTCCGAAATAGGTAATAATTTCTTCAGTGATTTCGTGCAGATCATTCTGTTCCGGCTTAACGTACACTTTCTTTGTCGTAGCCATCCTAGCCATCTGAGCATAGTTATCCACTTCGTAGTGCGTTTCTCCGAAATAATTGCACAGGTCTTTGAAGTTGCCCTTCTTTTTCTTGCAGCTACCACGGAGACAATTCCACAAACCATTGTTCAGACCAATAGCGAATGTTTCATAATCGTTATTCTGACCGCCGCCACAAAACGGGCAACGTTTTGCCATTACCTGACCATTACGAATCCTGAAATCTTTAAGGTGTTTTTCTGCCAAATCAATGACAGCACTAGACATAGCATCCATTTTTCAATTCTCCCAACTTAATTACTTATTTTTTTGTTTTATATACAGCGCTTCTCTTAGTTTCACTTGTTGGGTGGATAGTTTTGTTCATGCGCCGTATTCTGCCAACTAAATAGATGTCTGTCTTCTGAATGAAGAAGACACATATCTATTGGAATCTAAAATGAGCCCGCATATGGTTTTCTGGAAGCTTATTGCTTCCAGAAAACTGTATCGGGCTTCATTTTAGGCAAAAGAGTATCAAATTGTATCTGCTAATCACATTAACAGTGTGTCTTTTCTTAGCAGATTTTTACTTAAACGGTAGTTCGTCAGGTTCTTCATTTGATTCTGGATCAATACTCGCCTGACGAGTTGGGGCCGCTTTCATTCTTGCACGAGGCGTTACTTTATATGCACGGATATTCATAGATTGACCGGATTCTCCGGTGTTTTTATTCGTGTACTTTTGCAGGAACAGTTCGCCAACTACTTCTACCTGAGTTCCCTTCTGGGCTTTCTCCAGCAGCCATTCACCCGGCTTACCCCAGAGAGATACGTTATAGAAGTTGGATTCATATCCAGTTCCATCAGCCTTTTTCAAAGTTGTATTAACAGCAATAGTGAAAGATACAACAGTCTGGTTATTTACAACACTATGGGTCGGATCTTTAATCAGGTTACCTGTTACGAAAACGCATGCATCATTAGCCATGTAAATTCTCCTTTATCAAGCCGCTTGCAGCTCTGCAAGAAGGCTATTCAACGCTACTACATCAGTACATTTACGATAGTTAACAACGCCACAAGCCTTCTTAATCTTTGCTGCAAGAGCATCTTTCTGTTTGTCGTCCATGCTTTCAGTTAATGCTTTCACTTTAATGTCCAGCTCTTTGATTACTTCAGTCAATCCAAAAGCAGGAGCACTCGTTGAAGCAGGTGCTGTGTCCTTCGATGCCGCCTTTGTTTCCTTTACAGGAATATCAGCCGGAGTCGAATACTTGGTTCTATCATTCTGATAATAAATATCATGAGAGAAACCAAGCGCTTTACAGGCAATGGATAAAGCATCTGTGTACGCCATTTTCTTCGCTTCATCGCTTGCCTGTGGGCCAACCTTTCTCTGTGCGACAAACGTATTGCCGCCTACGCCATAGATAGGCTGGCTTACTTCTTTTGTTTCCGGGTCTCGGACAATCAGTTCAAGTTCACAGAAAACTGCAACTTCTTTTGTCTCCGGCCCAAGCTTTCCATCAATCTTTGGAGTAATATCAGCTTCGACAAACTCATACTTTACATTTTGAGTCCACCAACCAAATCCACTTGGCCCAAAGACTTCAGTCAGCTTTTTAATACGCCACATCGGATTAATATCCGTACCAGAAAATCTGCCGTTGTTAAACGCTTTCTGCGCATCTTTAGGAGTGTCCTGTACCAATCCATAGAAGCGCATATTCTGGTGCAGCATATCATTTTGCTTTTCTGTTTTTGCTGTTGCCATATGTTTTACGTCCTTTCTTAGTTTTTCTAACCGATTGATATAACTTCGGTTTCACAGTTTTATAATCTTCGTAACGAGGCTCTCTTGAGAAAACTTCTTTGAACTCTACAGTTTTATTAAAACCACTCATTCTAAACTTTTTCTTGTAAGCAAACGACCACATCAATTCTTTTACAGGCACTTTCCTTACAAATATTATTCCACCCAGAGGTTCGCCGTACTGGTTACAGGAATACCAGCATAGCGCTCCTTCCGGGTGATAGTGTTTACCTTTAAAGTGGTCTTGTGTTTGATATACCGACAAGAAATTTAACAAGTCTTCATGTCCAATTGGCTCCGTTACTAGGATTTTCGGAAGATTTTTCGATGGCTTGCCATCGAGCTGTTTTGTTACACGCAATCCAGTTCTTGAGCCAGAAGAAATACGAGCTTTACATAAGACATACGACGGGTAGAAATTCCCGCGTTTTATGTCTTCTTTAAGCGTGAGGCCAAGGAAGAAATACGTTGTACTTTCTCTTCCTTCAGTTTTTGATATCTGCTCTTCTTCCGGCTGGATTCAGTTGCATGTCTATAGTTTTCCTGACATCCTTCACATCTTTGCTGTCTTGCGTTCATTCTTGGATAAACCTTGTTACAGTCTATACAGGTAAAGAATCCAGTCGTGTCCTTAATACACGCATGTGTTTCAGTCCAGTTTGGATACTTCATCCCACAGTTGTGACACACATTATAGTTTTCAAGATTTTTAATAAGATTTCGAAGCGCAATATTACCATAAACTCTCCAGAACATCTGCTTGTGCACGGCTTTATCTACAGCTTTGCCTGCAAATAAAAACTTGACAATATACGGATAAGAATTCTCAAGCGGCCCAAACTGCTCAATCATTTCTTCTGTTATCATCTTTGCAAGCAGGTCATATTTGGACTTAGATTCTCTTTCTGAAACATAATCAAAGTCTTTAGATTCAATAATGCACGACATATTGATATTATCCATATCACAGAATACCTGACAGATATCCGGGTTAATATCTGTACAAGGTTCAGAAAGGAACATTTCCCAATTGAACGGTGGTATTTCTGCGTTATGGAGATTGATATTACCAATATCATTGAACGCAGCACAGATTCTGTTCATTGTAGAGTTATTTGGTTCAAGATATTTGCGCTTTTTCTTTCCAGCAGTGGGTGCTTTCCTCCCATTTTTAGAAAACTGAAACCAGTAAGGAAGTTTTCCATTCTTACCACCTATTGCTTTGCTGATTCGCTTAGCAATTGCCGGATACTCTTTATAGTGTGAAAGAATACCTGATTTTGCAGCATCAATAGTAAGATTGTTGAACATTGTTAACCAAGCTGCTACAATCCTGTCTGGATTATCGCGGTTCCAAAGCCGAGTTAACATATTGGAAATTTCTCCTATGGAAGTTATACCACCGCTTGAATAGTCATGTGCTCTCTTTAAGCCGTTATACAAAGATTCACTTGTGACAATCTCTGGTGCGGCTTTGTTTGCGTCATAAAAGAGCGGTATGACATTATATTTCTTAATGTTTCTTTCCGCAATTGAGACGAATAGCGGATCAACAATTACATTTAGCTGATCTCCATCTACATCAAACTGTAATACTCTGGAGACTAAGCTATGGCAACTCGTAACTACACCATTTGTCGTGAACCATTCATACACTTTCGGGTCGTGCGTGATATTTACAACAAAATGCTCCATATATAACTATTTTCTACCGTCGGTTTCCCGATATTTTAAAGCGGTATTGACCATATCATCATCCGATTCGGATGCGTGGCACTTCGGGATGTGGAATTTCACCACAAGCCTACTCCCTTACGGGATGGTCGATGAACCTTCAAGGATTATTCCTCGCTTGGCACAGGATTGACATGCAATACATTTATCAGTATTTTGTTCAATTCTTCTTCGAGATTTTCAAAATACCATATTTCGTAGAATGGAATATTGTAAACATTACAGTAATCATATTTTAAGCTATCGGTAATTTCTCTTTGTTGTTTACCAAACTCACTGTTGAGAAATGGATTATGTTGCTTTCCCTGATATTCTAACAACGCAACAATATTATTGCTTTTATCTTTCAGGGCAAAGTCATAATAAATCACATGTCCTGTTTCTGGATTAACTAAATCTTCAAAACAGACTTGAGTATCAAAGTTTATATTATTTTTCTGAAAATACTCTCTTATAAACTTTTCAGCTTGTGATTTAATACACCCACAACTTTTAATCAATCCTCTTAACAAGTGATTTGCTCTTGCTTCAAAGATTGTTCCGCATAAAAGACATTCACATAGCCAAGTTCTCTTACGGTTTTTACTTGGTGCAACGTCCACAACAAGTATATTTTCGTTTATTATTTGTCCTTTTAGATTTTTGCTTCTTGAATTATTTTTTATTTTACCCTTTGTTGCAGACATTCTTTCTGCTGCTTTTTTGTTTTTTAAACATCCACAGCTTATGATATCTCCATGCAGCAAATGACTACCATCTGCTTCATATTCATTGCCACAGAGTAAGCATACTGTTAACCATCTCGTTCTCTTACGATTATTATTTGGCTGAACATAATTTGGCAATCGCTTAATAACTTTTAAGTATCCAAATATTTGTCCAGTTAAATCTTTTAGCTTACTCATAGAGCTCATTCCTTTTAAAATGTATTGTTTAGTTCGTTCCCTGTTAGCCGTACAAACAGTACGACACCTGACATTTGTCAGTTCACCACGTTATTCGATATGCATTACTGTATAAAGGCACCTATTTAATGCGGACTACGGAGCACATCAGCTTTGTCGTATTCGATAAACGGCTTAGCTGCAATTTCATCTTTCTTAAGGAGACCTTCTGGGTTTTCAATGTGACAAAACCAGTATTCACATGCTGCATATAGGTCAGGAACAGCAAATAAACGTTTATTCTTCATTCGAATCTTGCCGGACTTTGCGTCCAGCAGCATCCGCTTTCGAGTGTCTTTCAGCTGTCCCCTTGTGTAGCCCTCCCACAACATTTCGGGATAGTATGCGAGAGCTGCTTTATATGGATTATCTGAATTCTTCTTAGCCTTCAGAGTTTCCAGCATGGAATGGACATCCTTTGTCACATTCATAATCCTAGCGTGTTCGTTACAAGTAAATTGTTTGATTTCTTCATCTGTGAAATCTTGCAGAGTTTGTAACATCTGATAACAAAGAGTTGTATTATCAATTTCGTCTTCTTCGTAGTTCATTTTTCCAAACTTTGCACCGCAAAGTTTGACAGTTTCTTTAAAGGTGTCCCAGTCAGGGAAATACTTGGCCATCTTCAGCATACTTTCTGTAAATATTATCTGAATGTTTTCTTCAACCAAGTTGTGTTCCTTACCCCAGTAATCTTTAATTACAGGAGGAACTCCTCTTTCTTGACAGAAACGAATATAATCGTACACACACAATAACCCTTTTGTATACGGGCCACGTATCATAAAATTCAGTGATGATATACATGGAAGCATCATTCCACAACCATCAGTGTGGTCTATTTCCACGGTACATACTTCTTCTGTGTACGAGTAATCCGGTTTAATGTACATCATCATATCAGTTACTTTGCCTTTAAACTGATTGATAACAATACACCTGTCTATGTCAAAGTCAGTCCACTCATCTGTTGCACTGCCAGGGAGTGCAGTATACGCCATAAGCTTGTTACAATTTACACCTGAATGCTTGTTAATAACCTCCCAAGTTAAACCGCATTCAATGCGTTCATGTATTTTCTCCCAGATTTCGTCTGAGAGGAACACTAATTTGTCTCTCCTGAGCTGACCAGCACTTGCTGTAAAGAAGTGATAGTGTTTATCTGTGGTTGTTCCATCTTCATTTAACAACCTCATATTAAACCCATCAATTACAAGTTGGTGCATAATGTCTAGTGATTTCCAGTGCACCACTATCTGATCCATTGTCCAGTAACTTTTCAGATTCATTGCTCTGGTAAGCTCTGAAGAGAACTCAGATATCTTTTTGTTGAAGTTCATGTTTTCCCATGTGACTCCGGCCGGGAACTCTTCGTCAGCATCTTTGGGATGATAAACAATGTTGCTTAATCGAACCATTCTGGGTTTGCCTTCATGAGCTGCGATAAGTTTGGTCAGTTCTTCCCGCGCTTTGAATTTAGCATCTTTCCAGTATTGTTTCTCTTCGTTTGTTCCACCTTGATCGCAAATTCGATTAAGTTCATTCTTAGCTTCTACGATTCGCTTATACGCTTCTGATTCTTCATCTGTAAACAAATCATAGCTGCTAAGACCCGGTAGATATACTTGGTTTTTTAGATAACTCTTTTCAGCCATACTTACTCCTTTCGCGCTCTACAGGTATGGAATGAAAGATATCTATTACAAACGACAGCATTGAGTGGTTATGCCATCGTGAGTTTTTGCTTTGGAGCAGAATTGTTTCTTTCTCCATTATGGTAATTTTCGAATGCGCTAATTATATTTTATCAAATATATTTATTCATCGATACCTTCCAGATAATCATGAAGACAACCGCAAATATCATCGATAACCGATGGCCAGTTTCCAGAGACGGAGTATGTTTCTCCAGAACAGTTTTCTTCACAAATAGTCATTTCATTATCTTCGATATCAATTTCAATATGTATTTTCATAACATTCTCCTTGTAAAAAAACAGAGCACTGCGTTAGCAATGCTCTGTTCTATGTGACAATCTAAACTTATAGTTTGACGCCTAACCTGGATGAACCTGAAATGCCTTTAGGCTTTTCAGGTGAAATCCAGCGGGAGGCTGCGAAGGCTGCCGGCGTGCCGTGGCAATGGGCCGATAGGCCCTTGCCTGAGCACGCTCGGCCGCCGAAGCAAGACAGTACCAATTCGTACCTTCTGATTACAGCAAAAGAGCCAACAGGCTTTTCATTGCCACATTAAGCTACTCTTAAGTAGGACTTCATCATTTTGTCAACGTCTACGTCCCACTTTTCGTTTGCTTTGTTTATAATTCGATTGAAATACTCTTTCTCTACCATCCGATAATAACTCAGTTTGCCGGAAAGATGCTGTACATCATCGATATTCCACGGCTTTCCATTCTTTGTGTCCAGAATGAAATTGCACAGCTCGGCTTTAAAGTATTTCTTTGCTCTGTAGCCTACTGTAATTGAGTAGCTACCATTCAGCATTAGGCCAAGCATCCAGTTCTTCCCTTTCACATTGCCGTAATGAGTTTTCTCATCTTTAATTATGTACGGTGCATCAAATTCTTTGAATGTATTTTGTACAAGCTCTACCATTTTCTTGTACGGAAAGTTTTCCTGCGCAGATATGTCCATGTCATCAGCATATCTTGTGTAAACCATCTTGCGGCGAGCGAATTCTCCAAACAATTTATGGTCAATTGGAATCATAATTGTATTTGTAAGACACGGACTCAGTTTCGTACCTTGAGGAAGCCCGCCGTTCAGGAATCCAAGTGAAACGGCTTTTGTTAAAGCTTCTTTCCCTTCATTGTTTTTCATAATTTCTGAAAGCGGAAATACTTTAGCCAGCATCTTCATTGTGAATTCCAAAGTTGTATTTGGAAAGAATCCACTTACGTCAGTTTTCAGAAACCAGTTGCTCTTAAAAGCCGCATGTTTCTTCACAGCATCTACAAAGCATCTTTCTTTTATATATGCAAAAGCTGATGTGTGATACAGAACGCCTGCGATTTCTTGCAGGAAGTGCGCTAAATCTCCAAGCGCATTTTGTAATTCAGGACAAGGTTCATCAATTGGACGCCAACCACCTGTTTTTTTCGGAATTTTATAGTGCCGATATAAACTTTCTCTGTCTGCTTCAAACAGGTTCTGGTGGCTTTCATTAAATTTCTTAAGCCAATCAATCAGGTATTGTGTGTTAACTTTAAGTCTGATTTCTTCCGGGATAGTTTCTACTGCCCGTGTTATAGTTCCAGTCGTATCTGAATCTCCGTTCAATAAATTAACATTGATATTTCCAAACAGAACATCTTCAAATTTAATTTGTACGGGCTTTTGATGTTGGCGAATAGTTATATAATACATTTTCTCTTACTCACAATCTAATTATAGTTTATAGAAGCTCGCATGCCAACCTGCTAACGTTGCTTTTTCTAGAAATTTATTCTATGACGTATAAAGTAAGTGTCTAAATGGTCTCATGCGAAGCCTTTTGCTGTTGTTTATGAGTAATCCACTGGTTTCTCACAGTTTTCATTGCCTGATTCCGACCTCTGCCGGCGGAGATGTCTGCAGCGGCCGCGTCGCTGCGCGGGTTACTCGCCCAGCAAATTGAGCCTTTTAATAACATCAAAAGTGCGGTGTTAACCAACACTTCATTGCGAGTTATTAGATTTCTTCAATCATGAAACTGAATGCATCAGCTATCATAGCCTTCTTCAGTCCCATTCCTTTTACAAAGTTAATAAAGTTACAAACGCCAATGTTAGACACCAGTCTTACTGTTGGAGCTACGCATAATGCAACATGACATGCAGACATCGGAACAGAAGCTTGTGCTTCTTCGTGTGAAAAGTTCATTGTATTCAATAAGGCTTTCTTATCATCCATCTTAGACCAGTCAGCTGCATAATGCTGGCAATCTGTTAAGCCTGTACGGAAATCATAGAAGGCTTTTATTGTATTGTTGAACTTATTATCTGTGACAATCTTCCTTCTGAGGTCAATATTATCGACGCACAGAAAGATATGACCAGACAGTTTTTGTCCCTGATATCCTTCTTCAAACACTGTGATATTCATATCTGGATTGATTGCAAGAAGGTTTTCTTTTACTGCTTCAACTTTCAGTTTGTATAAATCTTTACGTATAAACATCTGGTTTACCAGATTATGTTCTTCTACTACGTCAAAATCATACAAACAGATGTTTGTAAGACCAAATCGTGCCAGTAGTTCGGCTACGGTAGACCCAACAGAACCACAACCAATCAAATGAATCTGGTCATGAAACGTTGCCGGGTCAAAGAATTCAAACGATTTAGCTAAGTTCAATCTTTAATCCCACCCTTCATGTCCCATTCCATCTTTCCAGTAGAATGTTCCCGTTGGTTCATGTGTTTTCAACGGATTTTCCCAGCGATAATTCGCAGGAGCAGAAGGAGTTTCAGTTTTTGGAACAACAGATAATGGTTTCATATCTTCTGCCAAAGCTTTTGCATTGTGAATAAATTCATTCATTGTGCCATATTCATTCGTTTCTATTTCAATGATAATATCATCGCGGTCATACAACAGATTGTTATCAATGTCATAGAAGAATGAATTAATATCGCCTTGTTTGTTCCAAATCTGAAATAGTCTGAATCCTGAACCCTGCATATTCTTTACCATGTTTACCTGATTTTGCGTGTCTGTACTTGAAGGACTTGTTGACATGTTCACATGAGAATGTGCCTGATAAAACATGTAATCAAGAACATCATCATACTTGTCATACCATTCATTAGTAACGGTCGGATCAAGAGTTCTTGCTCCATTTACCACTTGCGGATAGACCATAATGTCATAAACACGATACTTCCGATCATCTACTTTTTGCATCAGACCGTTCCATCCAACTTCTCCGGCAAAACTTTTTACAAGCATTTGCGACCGGAGATATGCTTCTGGAGTAAACACGATAGTAATCTTGTCTTTTGCTGGTGCTTTGAATTTCTTTTCGAACGATATAGTATCTTCAGTCATATCGTCCTCGTATGCTTCAATTTGTTCTGAGAACTCAGCTAACAGTTTTTCTTTGTCTTGAGGACTTAATTTCAGTTTCTTCACGCTGCTTCTCCTTATTTCTTAGTCAGCCACAGAAGAGCTTCAGCCGGTGTCATATCAACACCGTCTTCTCTATGGATAATCTTTCTTTCAGAAGACAAAATCTCCTGAACGAACGGACGGAATGTAATGTCAGTCTCTGCAATGTTTACACTTCCTGTTGCCGCGATGGAACATTCAATAGCAGATACAATATCAGCTTCACGTAGACATTGTATAATCTGCTCTCTATTCTGTCCAGGGCAACTATGAAGCTTGAAATGCGGATTTGTCAGACAATTTGCTAAAGCTAGATTTGTTTCATCAAAATCGTTACCGCGAGGTGCATCCATCCAATTGCGGTTAATTTGCAGAACAATGTGTCCACGAATCTTAACGAACAGCTTCGGATTGTATTCATTAAACAACGCATCCAGAAGCATCTTCCTGTTGTTCTTAGACGCAAACGGAGAATTCTGGTTAAGTCGATAAGAGTCATAGATATCCTTTGTTCTGACTGCGTTCCTGAACTTCATTACGTCGATATTTGTAAGATAAGTATCAACGTCAAAGCTAAGAGCTCCATTTGAATAAGATACATTATGCAGTCTTGGATTATCGACGAGATAGTCAATTGCTTCCTGTTCCTGTTCATTGTTGCTATCAGAATTTACAACCTTTAATCCTTCAAACATTATAATTGCATTATTCAATTCGTCAATCTGTCTGCGATAACGTTCCATAAGCTCGTCAATGCGTGATTGCATCTCATTAACCGTTCTTTCGGCCGCCTGAATCTTAGCTTCTCTGAATCCTCTGAAGCACTGATTCAATTCAGCACGCATAAGCTCATGTTTCATAGGACTCAGCGCTTTACTCAATAAGTCTACAAACTGAGCAGAAGTCCGATGACTCAAAGCCTTTACAATCTGAACTTCATCCGGTGTAATTGGCTGAGATTCAAATACAGCCGGAAGAAGAGTCGATATAAACGCTAAGCATAAATGATACAGTGCGAGATTGCTTGTTCCGGTAAAGATAAACGCACTGTTTGTTTCCTTGTTCGTAAAAGCTGCAAACAAGTCCATCGAAAGCTCCTGTTTTACATAAGCTTCTATTGCTTTAACTTCTTCGCAGCCGAATTCTTCCATATGCCTTTTAATATAGTTTACCGTTTCTGCTGTCAAACTCATCATATGATAGACAACAAACGGTTCATTCTTGCATACTTCTTTACGGGTCTTTTTGTCTTGAATAACTTCGCCAATATGTACAAGCGCACTCTCTTTTGTTGCACCACTTACCATATAGCCATAAACACCTTGATAATTTTCAATCCTTGGTCTGAGCAACGCAGCGCCCAAAGATGACAGGCTCCAGTCCAGTTCTCTATCCGGACGGGATAATGTTTTGAAATAATTCTGAGTTAACGGCGCAATCGGGGATGATATAGCTTCTTTAAACATAGTTTTGTCTCCTTTAGTTTAAGTAGGGGCGGCCACAGACGACCGCCCCTGAAGGAGACCTTTAGACGGACTGAACCATCTTGTCAATCTCCTCTTCGTTAGCCTGTGCTTCCTTAATGACTTCTTCCAGGTTCTCTTCGACTTCCTTCAGCCTGAGCAGTGCCAGACCCTGCTTCTCTTTCACCATCGCGCGCTTGTCTTCCACGGACGGGTCAAGAATCAGCGTAGCAACAGCAAAACCATTGTCGTCGGGAATTTCAGACCATACGACACCGTTGCTGTTTAGGGAACCGGGGCCTTCTTCAATGAACACTTTGAAAATAGGTTCATCTGCATCATCATACAGACCGAGATCAGGGTCAAACTTCAGAGCAGCCGCCCAGTCAGTCAGCTTGTACTTGGATTTCACAATGGCCGCAGTTCCAGCAATGAGAATTTCAGCAGCATTGTCCGCCTTCACAATAGAAGACATGCGGACATTTTCGCCGCATCCCAGTTCACGAAGGCTCTTGTCCAGCTGACCAATCTGCAGCGGTACAGAATCAATCGTGTTCGTGCACGCGTCATAATTTACAGAAAACTTCTCGTAAATCTGGCGCACAGTAGTAGAGTCAGAAACCTGGTCCTTTTTCTTTCCGGCATTGGTAATGAGGGTGATGTTTACAACAGACATAGTTTTTCTCCTTTTTCCTTATAGTAAGTTGTGTTGTAAAACGCCCGGAGCCGTGTCATACGACACGGACGGGCTATCGACACGCTTTCGCGTTGTCTTCAGATTTTCTGAAATACAGCCATGAATGCATCTTCTAAACGACTGTTTTCATTTTTGATTTCCTGTTCTTTCTGGAGCTGGTTATTGACATGAGCGAGAAGGATTTCATTATTGTTATCAATTTGTTCTTCCTGTGTAAATTCCTCTTCTTCCTCTTCGTCGTCGCTATACACGTAGATTGTGTAATTGCATACATCAAAATGGTCTCCATTCGAACAGTCACGCAATTCATACCTTGCATCACTATACGCGTTTTCAGCTTCATTATCAGCCCAATTGCTTAATTCTTCGCGATATGCGCTATAGTCCAGCTCTTTCAATATTGCTGCTGGTTCAAATTCATGGTCTGCTACATAGACTGTGCCTTCGGTTTCATTAAACCATTCTTCAAAATCGTCATCGCATTCCATGAAATAGTCAGACGAAATGCAATAATCCAGTAAATCATCTTCTTGCCCCTCTTCGTATCGGAGCTCTTCATCGTCATCGATTAAATAGTATAAAGCCATATAGTTTCTCCTTATAAAAGATGAGAGCTGTTCATCCACAAAACAGCTCTCACCATAGTTATTGTCTAGCCTTACGGCTTTCGGTCAATTCACCATATCGCAGAGATAGAAACGCAAATTCCGTGGTTTTGTACTTATACAATGGATCATCCCATTGAGCTTTTGCTAGTCTTATACTGTTTAAATACACACTGGCTCCAAGTGTACTTAGATTACATTTGGAGATTATCTCATTGATTGTCGTACTACTTGAACAATATACGCTTTTGTAGAAAGAACCACCATGCGGATATTGAGCAAATACATTTACCTTTTGCATTTTTTACCACCCTTTATATGTCCAAATTGACATGAAAAATAGAGATGAATTCGTTATCAATCTGGATAATTCTTGCAAAATAGTTTCAGATACATTTTAATTTACAATATATTAAGCATTTTGATAGGGATTCGATAGCGTTTCGATTTGTCGCGAATTTCATATGGTTTTACCGCCACTTGTGGCGGTGATTCTAAGCTTAATCTGTTATGGATGAAAAATATCTGATTTCCTCATCATTCAAATGAGTTAAGGCATACTCATTTGCTTTGTTATAAAGCTTGTCATATGTTGAAACCATTGGACTTTCAGGGTTTTTCTCATACCAGTACCATAGTTTATGGTTTAATACCATAACCAGTTCTGTGAGAAGCACATAGTCCTGTTTTGCTTCTTCAAAATTGGTCTTAAATAGGGCTCTGACAGACGCAGCATTTTTATTATCTGCAATACTGTATAAATCAAAATAATTAGTGATAGACCTGTAATCAGTAAAACCAGAAAGAAATTCATCCCATGTAGGACTATTACTTTTCTCCAACGCCATATGTTTCTCTCCTGTCGTTAGATTTGATTTTAACTGTGAGCAAATCCAGTGAGTCTTCAGTCCATGTAAGAGCATAATCTTCATACTCTTTTACGTAACACAAAATTGGTTCTGAGTGATTGTCCATTCTTAAAACAGGAACATCCGTATCCGTCAGCAATAATTCCTGCGGATATATAGCAATACCACCTTGGTAAATTAAAAAACTGGCTTTATTATTTAGAAAGCCAGCGTAAGCTACATACGGTTTGTACTGAGATATAAGTTTTGCAGCAGTCTTCCAGTCAAACGCAAGCCTAGCTGCTTCTTTTGGTATTTTTCCAGATATAAAAAAGTCTTTTACGGTGTTAATCAGAAACATTTATATCACCTTTTTCTTAGCTTTTTCAATTCACTTCTGTAACACCGAATCAAATCGTTTAGTCTTTGAATTTCATCTTCAGTCTTTTCGATGTTTATCTGACTGTAGAACTTCTTTCTAGACAGTCTTGTTGAGTTGTAATCATATTTATAATCGCGAGCTTTTGTCTCCAGATTATAAACTCTTTCTTCAAGAACTTGAATTCTTGATTCATATCTTTCTTGCGGGTCTTCAGAGCAACATCCACAGCCAAGACAAAAAGCGCCATGCGTTTCTTCAGTCATCCAACAGCGTGTTTTCATGATGATGCTCCTTTATGTCTTCAATCCAAAACTCAGGCGCGTCGTCTGGTTCAATAGGAATTGTATTTACATCGCAGATTTCATACGCTTTTTCCATAGCATCATCTTCGTTTTCAGCTGGAAGAACCATTGTCTTGCTTGCTTGAACAAATATTGTTACTTTGAATTCTTTCATTTTTTATTACCTCATAGCTTTCAACATTGAGTCCTTCACTTTTTAGGATGTCGATAAGTCTTTGTATGGCCTCTTCTGTTGTTTCAAGAGGCTCCATGTTGAATGATGTTGTCAGAGTTATGTGTAAAGCATTTCGCATTTGCTATCACCGCTGTTTCAAATTTGGTTATTTCAAAATTGTGCCAGCAACAACTTATCTCCTGTTGTAAATCTTGCAAGATAATGTTGTCGTCCATATCGTATCCACCTTGATCTTCCTTTGGCAAATATTCATCATCAATCCACAGTTGCAGTGTTATTATCTTCTTCATTTTCTTTTATCGGATAGTATGTCTCTATCCGCTCCATCATAATATGAATTACATCTTCATATTTCTTAGCATACCGACCCCAGAAATAATCATCATTGTTCTTGCAATACCAGCATACGTATTGTTCACCAAGAGAAGTTTCTTTGTATCCGATAACAATTTCCAAGCTTTCTGCGACAGGCACAGATGCTACAATCAAAAATCCTGCGTTTTCTCTCATATACACGGCCGTCCTTTAGAACAGAATTCATTTTCCATACAATAACGATAATCACGTTTCATGTTTTTCTGTGCCTCATCGGCTGTTTTATAATATTGGCTGGTCATTCTACAGTTTGGAAAACCCTCTTTGGTTACAGTTCCCATATACCAGCCTGCAGCAGACTTCATAGGTTTAATTTCATATCCTTTTATACACTTCATTTTTAATCCTTTCTCATACAAAGTATGTTTTCATAGTTGTCGGAGTTGAACCGACTAATCCCATTTCTATGATAAAAAAATACGTCTTGCACGCAGCCTGGCGGATCACTGAGCGACAGGATATTCATCCGCAAACCGTTTTACCCAGGATTTTATCGATTTTTACTGCGTAAACTTTTGCCGTTCTTTTTGTTGTTTATCAATAACACATATAACAACAAAAAAACAGCTTCTATCTTTAAGCTTTACTAAAACTGAACTTTTAGTTTTTAGCTTTTCTCTTTTAGCTTTGCATTTTGAACTTTAGCCCCGTCTTTAATTCCGATAGACAGGTAGACGATTTCATTATTTGCGTCATCATGCAAATAATTTAGCTGTACAGTTTAACACACTGCTGCTAAATCTTTTAAAGCTATGTATGCATTAGCTATTTTGAGTGCCGGGTTTTTTATACTCTTGGTTATCCCGGCTACCAAGAGTGAATATCGTTCTCGGTTTTCGCATACAAGACGTAATAAATTACAGTATATTTTTCAAAGTCTGTTGCCAGTATTCAACTTTAGAACGTTGAACTTTGATTGTATCTTTATCTTGTTTGACAAACTGATCATAATATTTCTGACCATAGTTTGCGCGTTTTTGACGCTGGGCTTCTCCTGTTCCAGCAGGTCGTTCGTACTTAAGCATTACAATATCTGATGCTGTTCTGATGTTTGTTGCATTCATTACTGCATCAATAACAGTGGCATATTTTTGAATCTCAATCCACATATAACTCAATTGTGTATTGATATCTCCGACAGAAGTCCCACGTTCTTTTGCGTGTTTAAGCAAAGCTTCTTTGCGAGACCAGAAGCACCACTGAACCAGGCCGAACGCTACGCTATCGTGAACGAAGTCTATCTTCCCAGAATCCGCATCAGAAACATAGTTTTTATTCTTGGTTCCTGTGGCACTTTTTGGATTCAGAGAACTCTCAGCCATCAGATTTCCCATAATAGCTGCTGTTCCATAAGCATTGTGGGTTTTATCATACAGAAAATCCCATATGATTTTCTCGTTCATGATATCACTCTCTTACTCATATTGATTATTCATGTGTTTCGTCAAACAGTTTGGCTGTATTTATAAAGATATGCTTTAGTTGGTCGTCATAACCGAAACGCTTTGCGTTTGTTTCAATACTCTTTAGAAGGTTACCATTCATCTGACGCATTGAAGCAGCTTTCCAGTCGCACAGCATCTCAACGATATCAACCAGATTCATATCGTCAATGCCTTTCTCGAAGTGTTCAGGATGATGCCGGCTGTTTGCATAGTGATGCTCAAGAGCTTTCTGCATCTCTTTCAAAAAGTCTTTGTATTCATCTGAACCGTACTCTGTTGTTGCAAGCTTTGGTGTATATTCAGCAAAGATTTCAACTTCAGGACTTTCTAATTTACATTTGTCGTGCTTAATTCCACGATTCGTAAGCTTATCTGTGAATATTTTAATAAAGTGACGAACGTTTTCAATGTGTTTTATTGTTTCAACCTGACATTCTGCAATTGTCATATTGTTACTCCTTTATTTTAAATACTCCAATTGATTTTATTTTTAACTGGCTTGTCGGAACTTTTCTTGTCCACGTTTCTCCATCCGTGCAAACCCAGCCATCTCCATTATCAAAAATAAGTTTTACCTTTTTTCCTTCTTCTTGAACATCAACAAGATTCTCCGGTGTATAATCCATAACACAAGACGGATACCACTTGTCATCATAGTTTGTCCCAATAATTAGAATAGGCTTCTTTGGTCTGCGCTTATCTTCAATTGTAAAGATAATTCCGTTTATATTAGTTTCTTTCTGTGTTTCTTTAATTTCAACTTTGATGTTTGGAAGATTCTTAGGGCATGGTTTTTCAGATAGGTATACTCCTCCAAGAGACGAACGATATCCATCGTCCGGGTCGCAGACAGCATCGTAAGAGATACCGTCCAGCATGAATTGAATCATTGAAAACCCTTCAGAGTCGTTTCCGTAGGAAACACCACTTAGAATATGTCTTCCTTTAAACGCCTTAAAAGGGATTGATTCTTTATTCTCGTAAGCGTCACACCAATACACTCTTTCTCCCCCTTTGTAACATTTTGTAGCGGGAGCAGGAGTCGAACCTGCCACTTCTTGGGTATGAGCCAAGTCATCTACCGCTGATATATCCCGCATCATAAAATAAGGCTGCTGCCGTGGTTTAAGGACGTCTCCTTTTCCTGTAGGTCCATTTAACAGAGTTCTCTCACCCTGCACCTTATGTTTTTATTTATCTTGTTCCAACTGAAGAGTAGCAATAGGGAAAACATCATAGTTTCCGTTTTCCCCACCGAGGAATTCAAATAAACGCTCTTGACATTCTTTTGTCAGGTCGTCCCAGTAGATTTCAAACTCTTTCACAGTGTTTCATACTCCACTTCGATGGTCGTGAGAGCGTTGGAAACGGACAGAGCCGAATCCACTTCGGACATGAAGGCATCAATTTTGTCTCGGAGGTCAGCCATTGTCTTTTCTGCACCAATCGGGTCGATGATGTCCATTGTCTGAGACTCAACGAAGGCGTCACGAACCTTCTTGATTTCATCAGACATGTTCTTCATGTCAGCGTTTTCATACAGGGACTTGATATATTCATCAGCCCTGCGGTCAAGCTTGTCTCCGTTCTCCCGCTCAGCCATAGACTGAACAGAACGCCACTGAGACTCCAGCCGGGACAGCATACCACGCTGGTAGTTCATGCCGAAGTTTTTCATATCGATAGCTTCAGCGACGGTATATTCTTCGTCCCCTACATTAACCATTGTTGTCGCATTGGACTTTGTAACAGCACGCTTAATAGCGTTTCTACGGTTAATCAGTGTCATGACAGACTTGTACTTGTCCTTTGTCTGATTGATATAATCAGCGACAGGAAGTCCGTTCATCTTCGCATTGGAGTGCTTGTTGACAGCCAGGAAATTCATACCAGAGATTTCCTTTTCGATGCGCTCGCCGATGATTTTCAGTTCACTCAGGGCTTTGTGTACAGTCATTCGTTCTTTCATTTCCTTATTCTCCTTATAAACTTTAAATTTTGATTATGCAACTACTTGGAAATTAAGCTTATCAAGGTCTTGTACCTGTTTAATAAGCCTTTCTGCATTATGTGTGTCATTTGTATAATTACGTTTGCGAGTAATATCAGAATGGAAATCTTCAATAGCCTTGATTGTATATTCTAATTGCTTTGCTTGGTTAGCTTGTCCTCCACCTTGCATTTTCATAAGCTGGTTTCTGATTACGAGAGCAGAACTTGGGTCTTTTTCTACTCCTGCAGAGTTTCCAGAATTTACGACTTTGAAGAAATCAGCAATTTCTGCTTCAGGAATATCACTATTACGCATAAGACAATAGGCTATTGCTCCGCATGCAGCTTTGCGTCCAGGAGCGCCGCCTTTCGTGCAAATAACTTTCTGCGCTTTTGCTAAATAGTCAAAGTTTGTCTCAACATATTTGTTGACAACAGCATTAGAACTTTTGCCAGCTGTTGCTCCTCCTGCTACAATAAACCGTGCGATACCTACCATAAGATTAGTCGCCGCAACACCCTGTGCTCTGAGAATTTGAACATTACTACGCTTATAACCGTTGTCATAAAACTCAGTTTGAGGTGCATCAAATACAACGTAACATAAAACAGCTGTTCCGCTTTCAATGATAGCGTTCAATCTATGCTGACCATTTCGAAGTATTCCGTCTGTGCTGAAAACAATTGTTTCTCCATTTGCTTTCCATTCTCCAGCTGCCATGTCTGATGCATAACTGTTTACAATATTTTTGTTTACATTTCTGAAATTCTTTATATTTTTCTTTAGGAATTCAATTGCAACAGATGGAGTAATCCAATACCAACCATTTAATGAACTGGTTTTTACACGAGTTGCTCCTTTTATAATTTCTGCAAAATCTTTGCACATAGTTTTATCTCCTTCAATTTTAAAAAAATAGCTTAAATTTTAATTACTCGTATTTGAAGATTCTTTTTTCTAGCAGTGTTTATCATATGCTTAGTTCCGGCTGATGTTCCATTCCAAAATGCAATCAATGCATCTGCGTTATCTGCCATTTGTTCGTTGCGAATATAACCAGCTTGTTTTCCAAATGCATTCCAGTCAGCCGGGAATGAATCAATCTTGATGTGATATTCTTCAGCAAATTTTCGTCCTAACGTATCTGCGCCTCTTGCTTCTCCACATACAATGGATGTTGGCCAGCGCTTAGTGAACATTTTTAGAAGACCGTCTTTAACCAGCTGATAATTCTCAAGCGTTCTTGACCCAGCCACAATTACTCTGAAGCCTTCTTCAAATGGTGGAGGAAATGGCATCCATGCAAGAGTCTTAAAATTTTTATTGTCGTTATAGTCTATACAAATGTCAGTATTGTCAATCGAAACATAGTTTACAAAACTGGTGTTGCCTATTATTTCACCTGTTTCCATGTCAATAACAGGACCCCAGTCACAAGATATTACCTGTATCTTGTTGTTTGATTTATCTTTTGCTGTAATTAATACAGATGAGTTTTCCTTTGGCAGTCTTTCTTTTACTGGAATCCAGCTCATTGAATCACCTTCCCATCACTTACTCTGGTTATTTCTGCATTCCATGCACCGAGTATGCTTTGTCTGGCTTCATCAAGTCCTTGGATGGTGTATTGATACCACGGGCCTACTGGAGTTGGTATAATCAATACACGATATTCCTGTTTACAGTGTTTTCCTGACGGTAGTTCGAGACCATGCATTTTACGATAAGTTTCCCGTGTCATTGTATTTCAGCCAGCTCCTTTATAAAGTACAACCCAAACAACTGAGCGAGGTTATCATACTGGTTTTTACAATCAAGCCATATTTTTCTAACACGTTTATAAGCTTGTTCACTGTCTATTTTGTAACCAAATTCTCTTGCGAAATCCCACATATCTCCTTGTATAGGATATGATTGCACCGATGCAAGTACGTCATAGGCATTCGGTTTAATTCCATGTTTGAAGTTATGATAACTATCGTAAAAAGGAAACGTATAAGACTTTGTACCACGGGTAAGCGTAACCTTATACTTGTTGTGCGGCTGGTCATCTTCGCCAAATGGAAATCCATCGACTATTCCAGCCGGAACAATGTCAATTTTAGTATCACTGCAACGCAGAAATTGTTCAGCCTTTTCTAAATATTCGCTCATATTTAATTTCTCCAATCTTTAAAACGGCAAATCATCATCGCAAATGAACTCATATTCTGGCTGTTTAACTGTTGGGTCTGTAAAAGGCAAAGCTTCTTCAACCCACATTTCGCTTGGATAAATTATTTCGTCTTCTTCTCCGTTTTCTATTTCATCTTTGTAGAATAAAATAAACGGGCTTTCTGAAAAATGCTCTGCTTTTTCTTGTGTTTCAAACTCTTCAAGAGATATTGTTGTTCCACAATACTTTGCACATACTTGATACATCCGTAAACTCCTTTCGCCGCGGTTGCGGATTGTTTGGGTGGCACATTGGTTCACGGAATAGCCGAGGCGCTTGCGGCGTCAGGAGTCTCCGGTAGCTTCTCCTTTATGGTGATTTTCGAATGCGCTAAAAACATTTGATAAAATATAATTACCAATCCATGTTTTCGTAATTTGTGTAAGCTGTCGAGTGCTTGAATTCATCATGGTCACAAACGGGACAGCGCTTTGGTTCATCATGTTCGTTCATAGTCAAGTCTTCTTTCTTGCCGACCCATCCACACCACAAGCACTTTAGCAGCGGACAATCAGAAGTATTTCCATGGATTGGAACAGCGTTCTTTGTGATATTGCACACGGAACATATAAACTCATTGTCTGATGTTATTGCATCAAACTTCTCTTTATACATGTTGCAGTTCATTATGATAGCCTTTCTGTTTTGCCAGTCTGTCGTACATAACAATGCTTCCAGCCGTGGAAACATTCATGCACCTGTCTCCCATCAGCTGAATAATGTCTTTGCATTTACACAGAACGTCCTTTGGAATACCATTGTCCTCCGCTCCAAGCAAATAGATACAGCGTTCAGGATGTTTATAGGTTTCCAGAGGTACGCTATGTTCATCCAGTTCCACTGCAACAACAGGACAGTCGTACGGCGTATGGTTTAAGAAGTCTGTCCATGTTTCATAATGAAACAAAGGAATATGCTTTGGAGTTTTCAAAGTATCAGAACATTGTCTCTGATACCGTTTGCCGATAGTAAAGATAAAGTCAGCACCAAGAATGTTAGCACTTCTCCAGAGCGTACCAACATTCTCTGCTGTCTTACTGTGATAGATTCCGATTCCGAAATATCCACGCTTACTCATCTATATCCCACTCCATCGAAACAGGCTGGCTCCAGCCTTCAATATGGTAATCGCTATCCAGAAGATGGTATGTCAAACCAACATCCCGAACAATGGGCTCGAAAAAGTTTCCAGCATAGTAAACTGCTTCAGTTGTAGACCAGAAATCGTGGTCATTTGTACCATCGGACATCATCAGCATAACACACTGACCATCAAACGGCTTTTTATCTTCCAGTTTATACCAGTGTTTGCAAAACTTGGCATAGTATTCTTCTTTGGAACAGCACGATGGTTGGATTCCACGACTATAGTTCATAGTTTTCACCTTTCAAAAGATAGTCTTTAGGTAATTTATTTATAGTTTTATCCTTAAACGTTATATTTATTTAGAATCACGTTATATAATCCTTCGTATTCATTGTGCTCCAAAGAAACAGAGTACAGAGCAAAATATTCTTTTGTTAAAGAAATCCACGGAATATCGTTTTCCAATCTGAGAAGAACATAATCTGTGCCATCAACACCAAGCTTTCTAAATCCAATCCATACGGGTTCAAATTCTTCGCCGCGATAAGATATAAATCGTTCTGTAAGATATTCAATATCGAAAATAATATCACCGTTATAATCATTACATCTTGCAGCTTCTTTGATGAATGTAGAAAACATATCAACAGGGTTAAAACTCAGTCCGTTATCTGTGAGCTGAGCAAGATACGCCTTTCTGGAGGATGGTTTAATTACATCAAACAGTTCCTGTGAAGTTAACTTAATTTTGTTCATATTCTTTCTCCTTTATTCAATTGTTTTAGAATAGAATTAGTACTCCACCTGGGACTCGAACCCAGAACCGGACGGATATAAGCCGTCAGCTCAACCAATTGAGCTTGTGGAGCATAAAGTGCATCGAGTAAAATTTGAACCAACGGAGCTTTTACACTCTTCTGTTTTCAAGACAGATGCCTTAAACCTCTCGGTCATCGCTGCATAGATACAGGGTAAGGATTTGCACCTTACATGACAAGCATTCCATCGACCGACTTTCAGTCCACTACGGCAACGTGCCGAAGCCTGTCTTATTAGTATAAGCGTCTACCTATTCCGCCACCTGTATTTGCTCTGTCTTTCCAGAGTGCCAATCAACCGTTAGTAAACCCCCTTTTGGGGACTGGTGCGGATAGTGGGACTTGAACCCACACGGGATAAACCCAACGGATTTTAAGTCCGTATCGTCTGCCATTCCGACATATCCGCATGCAGCTATGTACAGTCGCATCTATACATAGACAAAGAGTTTAATTTATATACCGTCCACTTGCTTTTGCAAGACTGGCCAAGATGTACGACACTCATCGGCGGTTAAAGTCGAAGATGTCAGAGTCGAACTGCTACTCGTCGTCCCAAGCGGCGCGTGTTACCGTTACACCACATCCTCGATAAATGCTGGAAGGAATCATATCGAACCTATTACATGAAGCCTATCTCGCCATAGCTTCAAAACCAGCGACGGTGAACCTCATTTTTATTTATTCGTGTAAGCCCGTCTGCGTTTCTGCTTTACATCTCCCACAATGAAGGTTCTCAAAAATGCAGTCCCCTTTCTAAGACCCGCTCAGGAGGTACTGCGATACGTTATTATCCGTTATCAGCAGGTTAGAGATAATAACAATGCCGGTAAACAGCAAAAATGTAAATCCGGCATGTCAGTATCACAGTTGCCCTATTTTTTTAGTTGTATCACACGGATATCAATGCTCGCAGTTTGTGCAGATTCTTGCTTGCTAGTTTCTTAATTTTGGATTTATTCTACCATGATAGCTCATGGTTTTTTTGTTTCTTCGTTACAGTTTTTTATACGTATTTATTTGTGTGAAATAAGTTAATTGTTTTATATA